GTGGCGTCGTTGGTCCATCGGACATCCAGATCACGCCGGATAACGCAGCCATCATGACGATCCATGGCGACTCGCTCGCGCGCGAGTTGGTGTGGGACAACACCATGATCGGCACGACCTATGACAATGAGCCGCTGCCGGATGTAGTGGATGATCTGCTTGATGGCACCGGCTGGACAGCCTATGCAGTTGCCACAGAGGGCGACAAGCGTGTTACTGCACAGTACACGGGCTTGTCGAAGTGGGCGGCAATGGTGAAGGCCGCCGAGATGTTCGGCTGGCACGTCCGCGAGCGCAACCTGACCCGACAGGTCGAAATTGGACCGTTGGGCGCGTCTTCCGGGCTTGTGATGACCAACGTTCCGGTCGTCGCGCCGGACGGCAACATGGCCGTGCATCCCATCTCATCGAACCTTGTCATTACCGATCAGCAGGATGAGCTCTGGAATCGCGTTGTCCCGCTGGGCGGTGGCGAGGGCATCAACGCACTGACGCTGCAATATAGCGACCGTACCGGGCCGCACCCGATCGAGCAGATAACTGGTCGCGATGGCAATCCGTACTGGCTGATTGAGGATGCTGAGAGCGTGGCGCTCTACGGCGCGCGATCGAAGGTCCTGTCAGTCAAGGACATCGTACCGCTGTCCAACTCGCCGGCGGAAATCCGCAACGCTGCAAACGTGCTCTATGACGTCGCCGCAGCCTGGCTCTCGTGGCATGGGCAGGTTCAGGAGAGCTACGCATTCGAGGCGCTGGGGCTGAGGCACGTCCTCAATGGACAGGTGCGGATCCGTGTCGGCGACACGGTCCGCCTGCGTTACCGCGGCGTCGTCCAGACACCGCAGGGCGCGCACGTCTGGCGGGACATCGACCGCGATGTGTGGCTAAGGGGCTATACCCGCGAGTTCGATGAAGATGGCGTCGATCGCTGGTCGGTGAAGGTCTCAACGGTCGATCGAGAGACTCCTAGCGACGCTGACGTGATCGCGAAGGCATTAGAAGACCTCTGGTCGGTTCAGACGGCCGCGCGACCGTTCACCTTCGTCAACACATACGGGCCGTACGTTGAGTCGATCGACGCTGGCAAGACCGGACGCTTCAACGTGCGGCTCGATCAGCGCATTACATCGCTACGCCTGGCGGAGCTGACCGTTCGCAAGCGTCGCGTGCGATCGAACGTCACTGGAGCAGCAGCCGGCGGCGGCCACACGTCGCTCGACACGGTTGTCGTCATCTCAGCCGGTGGTGGCGGCACCAGTGAAGAGGCAGCGAACCACTCGCACGCCATCACAGCGGCTGTTACTCCATCCGGTGGTGGCCATACATCGCAGGGCGGTTCTCCGCATACGCACTCCGTCACCGGCAAGACGACGCAACCCGGCGGCCTGCACTTTCATTTCATCGGGCAAGCAAACCCAACCTCGGGATGGTCGAATCCGGCATACATACAGCAGCTCATTTTCAATGAGTCGCCGACCGGCTCGCCGTCGTTCGGTGTCTACGTCGGTCGCAACGGCACGTCGCCGACAATCACATCGCTCTATACACAGCAGACGCAGGCGCATGAGCACACGATCACGGGCTTCACCAGCGAGTCCGAGAATCTGCACACCCACGGCGTGCTGAATCACACCCATAGCGTGTCTGGCCAGACGGCGATCGCAGGTGGCGCGCACCGACACACGATCTCGCCGCATACGCACTCAGTCAGTCCGCACAACCACGAGCTGACGCCGCACACGCACGCACTTGTCTACGGCGTCTTCCAGGGGCCGAACCCGTCTGCGCCGCAGATGACGCTGACGATCAACGGCACCGACCGTACCGCAGCGCTGGGCGGACCGTGGGACAACGACTTCACGGTCGACATTACGCCGTATCTGGTGGACGGGCAGGGCCAGCCACGCCGACAGACAAACACGATCGAACTGAGTAGCGCGCAGCTCATGGATGCCGAGCTGGAAGTGACGCTGTGGGCCACGACCACCAGCGTCGTACCGATCGGCTAAGCAGTCGAACTTGGCGGCCGCTGTAGGATGGTGGCACAGGACTACCTATGAAAGCGGTAACGCTCGTAGTTGCTAGGAGGTCTCGATGTACTACCGGCTGAAGCAGCCGTTCGAGGCTGGGCCAAATGGCCCGGTGGTGCTGCCGATCGAGTGGTTTGTGCGTGATCCGGACGAGGATACAAGCCAGACACCAGTGCTTGTCGATCAGGCGCAGGTCATGGTGCCGTCAATCTCGATGCTGACACAGGACATCATCGACGCAGCGATCAATGAGCGCCGCGACTATGCCGAGCGTTACTCCGCATCGCAGGGCAAGACGCTGCCGGCCGAAGCGCAAGTCATGGTGAACCGCACGCGGTTTACCAGCGGCGTCGGACGCTCGGTCGCCGTAGCGGAAATGAAGGCCGTTCAGGCTGAGGAGGCGCGGCGTGCGGAGGCACGCCAGGCGGCACGCGCCACGCCGCCGGAGCCGGAACCGCTGCCGGAGAAGGGCACGGTCGTCCGTGGTCACTGAGGAAGCACGGGAGCCGTACAAGCTCAATCTCTATCTCGCATCGGGTCCGGTTGTAACGATCCAGGCCGTCGGTCACAGCGTCGTCCCGCCGCCGCAGGGGCCTGATGGTGAGTACATCGGACAGGGCGAGCTGCACTGGACGCCAGCGGATGATGCACTGGTTGAGATCGAGATGCTGGATATGCGCGCAGTGGTGTGCATCACGCGGGAGATCATTCGCTAATGACGCTGGTTGAGGGCTGGAACACGATTGCGGCAGGGGGAGTCGGCGCAACCCTGTTCGTCATCCTGTTCATGATCGTTCGTGAGGACCTTGCGGCCGGCCGAACGCTCCGGCGCGAGGTCGATCGGAACGAACGCCTCAACGCGATCGTCGAGAAAACCATTGTCCTGACCGAACGGATGATGGACGTCATCGAAGCTTCCGACGAGCTGAACGAACGCATGATGGACGTGATTGAGGCCGTTGAGAATCAGGCACGGACCGGACGGTAATGGCGGTGAAGGCGATGTTGAAGCGGATCCTGAACGCAATCTTCTTTCCGAACGCGGATCGAGTGCGACGGAACGCGATCGACGTCTCTATTGAGCGCCACGAACAGCGACTTGAGGACCTGTCCAACTGGGTCGCACTGTATGAGGAACAGTCGGAGCTGATGCCGAAGATCGAGGAAGTCCGGCAGCGGAGGGCAACGCAACGCCGCCAGTCCGCGCCGCGCCGCCAACTTGGGGCGACGCGGGATGCTCACTAATCTCGGTCACGTCATCACGATCGCCTGGGTACTCATTCCCCTCTGGGGTGCGATTCATCACTGCCTGCTGTGGCGTGAGGTGCAAGACGCGATCCGGCTGCTCGACGCCGGCGTTGTGGAAGCGTCGGCTGGCGCTCGCATGCTGTTCATCAACGATGCTGACAACGAGCTCGACTGGACGGCCGTCAAGCTCGCGTTCTCAGTCATCGGCTTCATCCGCGCCACTCAGGCCAGCATTGATCCGCTCACCTTGCAGGGCACCTCAGTCGTCATTCTTCTTCTCGCAGTCGTTCTCTGGGCACGCCTGCGCTCCGAAATCCGCAGCCGGCGACGCCGGCGCATCATCCGCAGCGTGAAAGGGATCCGCCAATGACGATTACTGCCGACTCCCCGTTTCTGGTACAGGGCGGTGCCAGCCGAATCAGTCGCGAGCGGTTCATCGCCGTGCTCAAGCAGCTCGCCGCGCCGGCCGTTATCTCCGAGCGCGACGTCGGCGAGTATTTCGACAAGATCATCGCGACCAAGACGGAAGACGGGAAGAACCTCGACCCGCTCTTTGCGCTCGCGATGTTCAGCCACGAATCGCAGATGGGTCGCGAAGGTGTGGCGCGGACGACGCACTCATGGGGCAACACGCGCGATCCGACGTTCGGTGGTGTGCCGGTTGTGGACTCTGTTCCGGGCCTGACCGGCGAATTTCCCGTCTTCCGTGACTGGATGGACGGGCTGATCTCGACCGTCGCGCGACTAGTGACGAAGGCTTGGGTCTACAACGGCGTCAGCACGCACCCCATCACGAAACAGACCTATCCGGCGCGTACGAAGATCATCGAGATTTTCGATCATCCGAGCACGCTCGTCTGGGCACCGGCCGGCGATCGCAACGACCCGAAGGGGTACTTGCGGTCGATGCTGGACTTCATGAATCGCTACGCCGACGCCGGCGAGCAGGGTAATGCCGAGCCGATCACGATCGTCGTGTCGGCCGGGCACTGGGATAGCACTGGTGACGACTGGGGCGGCGAGGAGCGTGCGCGCACGCGGCCGTTGGCGATCGCCATCAGTGATGAGGCGGAGCGTCGCGGCTTCCGTGTCATCCGCCAGGTCGATCCCTTCGCTGGCACGTACCGCGAGGTCGCCGTCTGGTGTGCGCAGCAGGCACAGAAGCACGGAGCGCGAATGTTGCTGCAGGTCCACTTCGAGGGCACCAACCCCGCTGTGCGCGGATCCTTCGGCGTCTATCCGAGCAATGCCGGACGGGACGACTTCGACGCTGACGCGCGCCGTATTGGACAGGACATCTCACGTCGGCTGCGCGATGCGACCGGCATGCCGATGCGCAACGACGGCAGCATGGCTGAGTCGGCCACGAACGCTGGCGAGTTGGCGTGGTTCTCGCGCTCAGTCGGGCTGAAGGCGAACACGGAGCGGTTGCTGATGGAGTACGGAGCATCCAACAGCAACATGGACGATCGCGCAATCGTCGATAGTCCCGGCTTCTACCAGAAGGCGGCAGTCGCGACCGTCGAAGCGCTGGAAGCGTTCTACGGCATCCAGGGCCAGCCGGAACCTGGCGAGCCGACGAACCCGATCGTTGTCCCGCCGGCCGTGCCGGATCCGTGGGGTAGTCCGTTCGGCGATCTGTGGATTCCGGTGCCGTTCCGTGACGAGATTGCCGCGAAGGACTGGATGACGACTGGCTACATGCTCGGCGGCGCGATCGTCGAGGACGGCAAGCTCGTCCAGTACGCGCAGCGGGCACGGCTGGAGCTGCAGCCGAACGGACAGGTCACACGTGGACTGATCGGCGCCGAGTTGCTGGAAGCGCGTGCAGAGATCGAGAAGCTCCGCACGGTAATCCAGTCGTTGCAGGCCGAGATCGATCATCTCTCTGGATGAGTTCACCCATCAGGTTGGTAGGTGTCATTCGGCCGGGTGCCGGAAAGGATCAAACGCATGTCGGTGATTGAAGCGGTTTCGGCGGTTCTGGTTGCGCTGGTGGGCTTGGCGGGCGTCGTGCTTACCAGCGTCGTTATTCCGTATATCCGTACGAAGGTCTCAGCTGAGCAGCTGCAGAAGGTGCGTGAGATCGCACGCCTGGCCGTTGCTGCGACGGAGCAGATCGCTCCGGGCCTTGAGGTTCAGGGCCGCGAGAAATACTACGAGGCGCTACGACGCGCCGGCGAGCTTGCGGCATCTGTCGGCATTGATGTGAACGATCCGGTGTGGGATACGCTGATCGAGCAGGCAGTCCACGAGATGAACAACGTTATCAGCATCCTGGACGAGATCACGCTGTCGGCAACTGTCGACGACGCAGCCGGCGAAGATGTTGTATCGGAAGAGCGCTTCCGTTAGTATTGCTTTGAGCGCTACCGCCCAAAGCGGTGACTCTCTGTCTCCTTAGCGGACTTGGGCGAAGGATGGGCTTACGTCCGGCGATCCTAGACCTATCGCCAGACCTGTCCTGCGCGAAGAGCGTAAACGCCCGGTGTGTCCCAACCTCACTCCATGCGAAGCGCCTCCCCCCAGAGAGGCGCTTCGTTGTGTCCAGCGTCAACCACGGCTACCAGATCGGATCTCGCGGTCGGCATTCCCCAAGGATTGCTATGCCACCATCCTTTAATGCGGCCAGCTGCACAAATGCCACATCGCGCCGATGGCAATAACTGGTGAAGATCGCGTTCGCTTCGTAGTCGCTGGAGTAATAGAGCTCTTCGGTGCAGATGCCTTCGTTCGGCCGTACGTAATCGACCGTCAGGACGAAGGGCTTCAGTCGCAGAATCGCCTGCCTTCGCTTCAGAACTTCAATTTCCGCGTAGAAATTGGCCCAGTGCTCCGCCTCTTCTTCGCTCATCGGCGGCTCAAGCCGAGTCGCCTCCTCGTAATCGCTCACAATCGACCTCCGTGTGTCCAAGACCTGATGTGAATGTCGGCGGGTACCCTGCATCTCACTATGAACGTCTTCACACCGCCTGTCCACAAGACGACGCCTTCTATCCCGTAAGACCTCCAGACCTTGACAAAATGCCCGAAATGGTACTTAGACGGAAAACGCGAGTTGGGCGCACTGCCCAACTCGTGTTTTCCGTTCTGCTCAAGTTTGACTGTTCTGATGGTGGAAGCGGGCTTTCAGTCGTAGACCGGCGGCCGGCCGGGCCGTGATTCCTCGGCAGCCTTGCGGAGCTTCTCGACGTCGGACGGCAGGAACACCCAGAATGAACCCACCTTGCCGCCGACCTCGATGCGTTCTGCGAGCCGCTTTACCCATGCCGTCGTTATATCGAGCTCTTCGGCGACCTCGGATGCTGACACTAGTTGAGAGATGAGGTGCTTTTCGGCAGCGTCTTCAGCGACAGCAGCCACCGTGCGCAGGTGCCGGCGGATGAACCGTCGATCAGCCTGGCCACGCCGCAGGAAGATCGCCTCGACGCTGCGCTCGATCGCTGCACCGAGCGCGCTATCAACGTCTTCAGCGTCATCGCCCTGTGTATTCCAGGTCTGATTCACGGGTCCTCCTAGATCGAAGAGATTACCGCGATGATGAGGAGCAACACAACGAACCCCACGATGCCGACAAACGGCAGCCAGCAGCCTACCAGCGACTGCCCGCGAGTCAGGCCGGTGCGGACGCGAACCGGCGGATCAGGATCGTAGAGCATGCCGCGCACGCCCGACGGCCGGCCCGCGACAGTGCGTCGAGTCCGCGATCGCGGGAGCGGTTCGTCGTACAACTCGGCATCATCGCCATACTCGTCATAATCTTCGTCGTCATACTCATCTACAACCTCAGCACGCGCTCGAATCGGCGGCCGATCGCCGGAACTGGACTCAGGATCGAGGAAATTTCGCAAGCGATCCACGGCGGATATCCTCCCAGGCGAATTCCCCGAACCTGACCATCCAGGACAGCAGGGGAGCGTGATACAGAAATGCTTTCTGATTCGATACGGTATCATCCGCCACGCTCCTTACTACCGTCAAGCCGCCGGCACAGGACCGACGTGGACATAGGACGGCTGGATGTAGTCGGCCACCTCGACCGCGACGTCAGGGTGCGCGGCGACCTCGTCAGCGTTGACGAGCGCGACGGCTGGCAGTTGGCCGTGTTTGCGCTCGAATCGCCGTACAGCATCGGCTATGCGGCGCTCCGGCGTCGCTCCTGGTCGGCTATCCTGCCATCCCATATAGAGCGGTTCCAACGTCATCGGTAAGGATCCTTTCATCCGTGGGATCGTGGCCGGCGGGCAATCCCGCCGGCCGAAGTCATCGGTCAGGCCGCTAGCGCGAGACCGGCTGATGCAGCCTCAATCAACTCGCGAGACGTAGCCTGAATCTGCTGCAGGTTGCGGCGCAGCGCGGCTGCATCCTGCGCCCAGCCAGCGATGTAGGGTGCGGAGTAATCGACAGCGTCGATGCCGAAGTGCCGCAGGACGACGAACGCCGCGCTTTCCGCGACCGTCTCAGCATCGGCGCGGTTGATACCGGCCGCGTGTTGCGCGTGGAAGTGCGCAGCCTCGTGAACCAGCGTGCGCAGTCGCTGATCGCCAGTGAGCGTGTCGGAGATGCGGATTGTCTGTGTCGCCGGCGCGTACCAGCCATTCGCGCTGCCGGTGTCGCCAGACTCCAGCGTCAGGCCAGACTCGACCAGGTACGCTGCGAGCGCACGATCCAGCGCCGGTGTGATATCCGACTCGCCATGCAGTGCGATCGGCGTCTCGCGCTCCGTAGCGGCTGACTTGTCGACCTTGCCGTCAATCGGTTCGGTCTGGCTGCGATCGAAGACAGACACGACGCGGAACCGGCGGGCCTTCGTCGCGCGCGTGCGCTCGACCTCGTTGCCGTCGTCATCAATCTCGACAACCTTCACGCGCCGCGCGACCGGCGCGAGAATGCGGATGCCGCGCTCACCCTTGCGAACCTGTCGACCGAGGTCCTGCCAGCGCCGATAGCCTGCAACCATCGTCGCGTCCGGCCGCTGCATCAGGATCAGGAATGTGTTGCTCCATGAATAGGAGTGCAGCCGCGAAAGCAATTCCAGCCAGTCGCGAAACGTGTCGCCATTGACGACGGCCGTGATGGCCTCTTCCAGCTGCACCAGCGCTTCGGCTACCTTGTCGTTCGTCGCGTCCGTGCTTGTCGTCATGTCGGGATCCTTTCTCCCTGCGTTCGGCAATCAGGCGGGTGTGGGTGCCCTAGAAGGGCACCCCGTCTTCGACCTGATAGATGACCGGCGTCGCGCACTTGTGGCAGAGCCAGAACTGATCGAGTTCGTCGGTCAGCCCGTCCTCAGTGCGCCGCGTCAGTTCGGCGATCTGGCCGCAGGCGACGCAGTTGCCGATAACGACTTCGGCGATACCGCTTTGAGCGGTATTTTCGGCGACAGTGTGGTTGCGCTTGGTCATCGGTGAGGTCCTTTCCCTCTTGCCGTCCGGTCAGGGGCCGTTCTGCCTGACCTGTCTATATTGTATCAGTATCGATACGATAAGACAAGGGGAAATACGGGCAATCCTCAGAACTGCCCGTATGGAATCGGGATCTGTTAGCGGACTGCCGGCGGCAGGGGGATGTCGTGATCGCGCAGGAAGTCGAGCTTGTTGTCGTACTCGTCGAGCACCGCAGCCGCCCCGCCCTCGATGAAGTCGGCGGCAACCATGTCGTAGAGCTCATCGAGCGTCACAACCTTGCAGGTGACTGCATTCTCGGAGCGCCACGCCTCGCCCAAGGTGCGGTCGGGAATCGGCGTCCATGCTGGATCACCAGCGGCGTAGAAGCGTCCCCACAGGTTCGGCGCGTCCGGGTACTGGCCGGCCTCGAATGCCACGCTTTGGCCATTGTGGAAGCCACCAGTGGGCATGTAGTCGTATCCGTAATGCATCAGGGGTCGCATCGCGTTGACAACCATCAGGCGGCGATCGTGGATGTCCTGCGCTTGCGCGGCAGTGAAGCCGAGCGCCGTCCAGGCTTCGGCCGGCGCTTCATCAGCGGCGACGATCACGAGCGAAAGCGTCTTGCCTTCGTAAGTCGATCCGAACTCGCCCACGTACAGCGAAACGGTCTCAGGATCCAGCGTCATCGTACGGGGGAATGTCTGCGTCTGCATGTCGGCTCCCTTTCAGCCTGTCCGGGTCCGGCCGTTCCGTTCCCGTCTGCAGTAATAGTATCAATAGTGATACGATAAGTCAAGCATTGAACCAGGCCAATATGCAACCGGCGGCGGTGGGGATCGCTGCCGGTTGCTTGAGAGTGGGGTAAGGATAGGTGAGTACTAGCGTGCTACCAGCTGGCCTGGTAAGTAAACTGCGTGGCGCTGTCTGCGGATTCAACATCAGCAAGCGCGTGTTCGAGGATGTCCTTCGTTTCCTGGAGGATCCTGACGTAGCGTTCATCGTAATCAGTGTTGCCGAAGAAGAAGCCGTCGGCGGTCGGCAGGAGCTGCGCAGCGACGGATGGGTCAGCGATCACCTTGCCATCTTGCAGGATCGGGTCGCGCACGCCGAAGCTGTTGATTGTGTAGCCATTGCTAACCGTGTCATCAATGAGCGTGACGCTATCGAGCACGGTATTGACCGTGACAAGCAGTTCCGTCAACTGCGCGGGCGTCACATCGTAGCGCTGGCAGTCATCCTCGCCGTTCTGAACGTTGTCGACAAACCACTTGTGGATTGCGTTCGCCTTGCGCCAGTAGCCAACTTCCTCAGCGCCGCCAGCAATCGTGCGATCCAGGTACATATCGAGTCCCATGTCAAGGGATCCTTTCAGGCTATCGGCTGCAAGCCGCGCGACGTGCTTCGACGTCTTCGGCGACGATTGCGCAGACGAGCCGCACCTTCATGTCGGTAAGATCTTCCGGCAGGCTCGCAACAATCGACAGGTGGATGTCTTCGACCTGCTCATCTGACATGAATCCGAGCATGAATCGCACGGCGTTTTCGGCTTCGCGTGGGCGCGTCATTCCGAGGAGTTCCGCCAGTTCGGCGAGGTTGGCTTCGCGCTCTTCATCCGTCATCAGGCGCTGCGTTCGCAGCTCATCACATTCCATCTCGATCAGGTCGTCGTGTGTCATCTCAGAGGTCATCGTTGCTGTCCTGTCTGCGTGAGGCGCGGGGCCGGTGAAGCCCCGCGCCGGTTGTTGCTATTCCGCGTCCGTCAGCGGCAGTCCGCGATCGGTCATCAACTTGGCGAGAACCTCGCGAATGCCGTCAGCCGCGATGTCGGCCGAGTCAGCAGCCGCGCGCTCGGAGTAGAGCCGGTACTGCGCTATCAGCATCTCGTCATCGAGAGCCTCAGCGAACATCTCGACGAAGTTCGGTTCGCTCATGGGGTCAGTTCCTTTCACTGATTCCCGTGTGTCGGGGCCGTCCCCAATCTGCCTGTATTGTATCAGACTCGATACGATTACACAAGTCGCTAGGCGCGTTGATACAGCTCGGCAGAGTAGGTATCGAGCGTGTCGAGCAACCACGACAGGCGCGGATCGTTTGGCGGCAGATCACGTTGGGTGTCGAGCGTCGCGGCAACGTCGGCGATCACGTACTGAAGCTCGACCGTCGGCATCTTGGCGGCCAGCGGCGCGAGGTTGTGGGCAGGTCGCGGCGTGACGTGCGGCATTGCGGACATGGTGGCAATCCTTTCTGCAGGGCACTAGCGGCCAGACGTGAGCGCGCGCGGGACGTGCGGCAGCTCGGCATCGAGGTTGACGCGCTCCCCGGCAGCCTCGCCGGCGAGCATCGCGGCGCGCGGCATGTTGCGGTGCTTGATGTCTTTGGTCGTGATGTCGCCGATAAGCTCCGCGACCTGTTCGTCGGCGGTATCGCTCATGAGTGTGACCAGCGCGCGAGAATCAGTCTCGGCAATGACGCGCTCGCGCATCTCTCGCAGGCGCGCGGCGATCGTGGCAACGCAGCCGACCGCGAACGCACGCTTCCAGGATCGAGCTGAGAAGATCACGCGATCATCGGCATCAGTCGAGCGCCAGCCGTCCTCGGACAGGCGCACAATCTCAGCTCGCAAGCGGTCATACAGGAACCACAGCGCGGCGATCCTGTCCGCCGGCGCGACGATCGTCCAGGTGCGGTCGCGAGTGTCCGCGATCACGCGCGCATCATGCGTGCGGCAGATCACGTTGATAAGCGACTGTTCCCACAGCATCGGCCGGCCGACAACGCGATCATCAGCTTTCCAACGTGCCTCAGCACCGATTCTGTGAGCCTCTACGGCCGCCATGCTCAGGTTGTGGCGCAAGAGCATCTCAGAGAGCTTTTCGGCGGCGAGGGCGGCTTCATGCTCATTGCTGGACGTTGTGAGCGCGTGGAGCTTCTTCAGGCGATCGAGGATAGCGGTATCCATTGCGGCACCCTTTCAGGTGGTAGCGCTTTGAGCGGTAAAGCGAAGCGGACCGGCGGGCTACCGGTCCGCTTGTCGATTATCTAGGCGATGCGCTGGCCGCGCAGAAGAGCCAGTCCGAGGGAGTTGTCGACCGGCTTGCGTTCGGGCTGCGCTGCCGGAGCCTGCGCCGGAGCCGGATACATCCGGTCAACCTCGGCGGTGTGCCAGCAGCGGCCGCGATAGGTGGCGCTGGGGCAGGTGCAGATCGTCTGGTTCGCGCGGCGGCGCACGCGGTAGACGACGCCAACGACTCGGCGGCTCGGGACGATCCATTCATCCGCGCCAACCTGAGTGATGTGTGCTGCGGCGACGTTGGTGTTGTGTTCGATCATCCCGGTCATCTGCGTTGCCATTGGTTCAGGTCCTTTCCCTGATTCCTCTTTGGTCCGGGGCCGTTCTCCCTGACCTGTATATAGTGTATCAGAATCGATACGATAATGCAAGAGGAAACAAGGGTATCTAGGATATTGCTTCCAAGCGCCTGTGAGCTACCTGTATGCTAGGGCAACACGCAAGTAGACGAGAGGTCGAAACCGGATGGAATGGTCAGGCGTCGTGAGCCAGGGAATGATCCTGGCAGCTGCGGTCATTGGTCTCTTGGCATCGCCAGTAGCGGAATGGTGGCGGCAAAAACTCGCGCGCAAAGACTCAATTGCCGACCGTCGCTTTGAGTTTCAATGGTCTGTACTGATGCAATTGCAGGCAGCAATTCTCACTCTAGGAGAAGCAGCAGTAACTCTCAGCCTTGAGCAGGATCTAGTTTTCGACAAGATCGTAGACGCGAGTGAGTCGAACATCGAAGATGCAAGTAAATCCTATGTCAAAGAGAGAATTGCAACCGAAATTCTGGTCGCCCAAGTTTTCGATGATGAATTGCGGTCAGCGGCCAACAGGTTTGTAAGTTCATGCCTGGGCCTCATCAAGCCCATCAAGACTGCTGAAGAACTCTTTGAGGCGACTAGAGTTAGCGTAGACGCCCAATATCGCGCGCTGGCCTTGTGCAGTGAAAACCTTCGGATCCTATACGAATCTCGCAAATAGGCTTGCGCGACAATGATGAAACACTTGCGCGCGCTGGCTGACCATAGTACGGTACCGCCGATATTCACTTCATGACTCGGAGGTTGGGCGATGCGCAGCAGGTCTATGCGTTTCGTCGTGCTACTCGGACTTGTCCTGAGCAGCTTGGCGATCCCCGGTGCTAGTGCAGCACCGATCGCAAACGACGCCTTTTACCGCACCTGGGAACGAACCGATCAACCCGTCGCGGCCGGAGCGGTCTCGCGGACGTGGATGTGGGGACCGGAGGCTTTCAGCGCCTCGATGCCAGAGACGTATGCTGAATCGCCGGGCGGTCAGCGCACCGTCCAATACTTCGACAAGTCACGCATGGAGATCACCAACCCGTCAGGCGATCAATCGTCACCCTGGTACGTCACCAACGGCTTGCTCGTTGTCGAGCTGATGACCGGCCAGATGCAGACCGGTGACAACGCATTCGAGCCACGACAGCCTGCCAATGTCAATGTCGCAGGCGACCAGGGCGACCCGTTGACCTATGCGGTCATGGCCGGCCTGCGCAGCAACGCTCCTAGTGTCGTTGGGAAAACAATCACGCATCGCGTGAACGGAACCACCGGACAGGTGACGGACGATCCAAGCATGGCCGGCTATCTCGCGACGGCGGCCAGTTACGTGGCAGAGACAAATCACACCGTCGCTAGTCCATTCTGGACATTCATGAATTCGTCTGGTTTGGTGAATGAAGGCGGCCAGCAGATCAACGCCGGATTGTTCCAAAGCCCGTTCTACGCGACTGGCTTCCCAATCACCGAAGCATATTGGGCATCCGTCGCGGTCGGCGGTCAGCAGCGCGACCTCCTCGTGCAATGCTTCGAGCGGCGCTGCCTAACGTACAACCCGGCTAATCCTGACGGCTGGCAAGTCGAAGCAGGAAACGTCGGACAACACTACTACCAATGGCGCTATGGATCATCACCGCCTCCAAGCGACACCATCCCATCTGAGGGTGCAGTGATCTATCAGTCGACGCTTGGAGACTGGTCCGCTCAGGGTATCCCGCCTGCGCCATCAGGCCAGCCTGCGGAAAATGGCAGCGGCTATGTCGTCGCTGCGCTGCCAGGAGATTCGTTTGTCAAGCTCGGCGGTCCGATAGTGGGTGACGCGAGCTTCAGCGTCGATGTCCTTTCGATCGCTACCACGGGCGACCTCGCGGGCTGCCTCACCGCGCGTGCGAGCGGCCAGGGTGCGTATCTGCTGTGTCTCGGTGTGGCTGATGGAAGCGCCGTAGGGCATCTCGCGTTCTACCTCGACATGACTGGCACCGGTGATCTCGTTGAGTTGGGAACGTTTGCCCTCGATGCTCCGTTGTCGCCCGAGCAGTGGTTCAACCTGAAGATCATCGCGCAGGGACAGAAGCTGTGGTTCTTTGGCGATGGTGAGTTGCTCGGCAGTGTCACGCACGGAGGATCAGCCACTGGCTACGCGGGTATCACGATGGTTTGCGTTGACCAGCCCGAGGTTTGCGCAGCGGGATTCCGAAACCTCGTGATCCGTGAACTTGGGGCAGGCGGGCCGGTGACGCCGCCGCCGGCACAGCCTGATCCAACCCCAACAACGCCGACCACTCCGCCGGTTGTCGGCGATGGCATCGACTACGATTGCTCAGACTTCTCAACACAAGCAGAAGCGCAAGCGTATTTTGAGAGCCAGGGCGGCAGTCCTACCAACAACGTCGATGGGCTGGATGCGAATGGCGACGGTATCGCCTGCGAGTCGCTGCCCTAGGTACCAACTGACGGTTCGATCACATCGCGTGCCTGAATGCGAAGAGGTCTCTGGTTATGCTGAATCTGACGATCTTCCACACCCGGCTCGTCCGAATCGTCATGCTGGTCGCGCTCGCTTTGGGTGGATTGGCAATACCCGGCGTCAGTAGTGCGCCGATCGCGAACGATGCGTTCCAGAGAACGTGGGCGCGGACAGATCAGCCGGTCGCATCTGGTGCAGTCTCTCGTACATGGATGTGGGGACCGGAAGCGTTCACCGACGCCATCCCCGAACCGTATGCACAGTCGCCCGGCCAGAATCGCACCGTCCAGTATTTCGACAAGTCCCGCATGGAAATCACGCATCCTGAGGCGGTCGATGACGGACTCTGGTACGTCACCAACGGCCTGCTGGTCTCCGAGATGGTCAACGGCCAGGTGCAGACCGGCGACGGGCAATACGGCGAGACGATTGATCCGCCGGCCATCCCGATCGCTGGTGACCCCAACGGCCAGATCCTGCCTCAGATACCCAGCATCACCTACGCAGACATCGCTAGATTCGGCCTGCGCGATCGCCCAGCACGGACGGTCGGCGAGCTCATCTGGGATTTCATCAACAACTCCGGGCTGGAGCGTCCAGGCGATCCATACCACGGTAGCGGCGTCACAGCGGCGTACTACGTCCCTGAGACGAACCACACCGTCGCATCCGTCTTCTGGGACTTCATGAACTCAGAAGGTTTGGTACGCCAGGGTGACTCCAGCGTGATCGACAATCTCTTCCCGAACCCGTTCTATGCAACAGGCTTCCCGATCACTGAAGCGTACTGGCTGACCGTGAAAGTGGGCGGCTCACAGAAGGATGTTCTGTGGCAGTGCTTCGAGCGCCGGTGCCTCACCTACACATCGAGCAACCCGGTCGGCTGGCAGGTCGAGGCTGGGAACGTTGGACTGCACTATTTCGACTGGCGCTATGCCGATGCTGAGCCTGCACCAATCGGCGAGCAAGGCGTTGTGACGCGCGTTGTCGATGGCGACACGTTCGATGTTGACCTCAACGGAACCGTGTACCGCGTCCGCATGATCGGCATCGACACGCCCGAGGTGTACGGTGGCGTCGATTGCTACGGGCCGGAGGCATCGGCCGCGACCAAGCAACTCATCGAGGGCAAGACAGTGCAGTTGGTCAAGGACGTGAGCGAGACCGACCGATACGATCGGCTGCTGCGCTACGTCTACCTCGGCGATCTCTTTGTGAATGACTGGCTTGTGCGTAACGGCTACGCCTACGCCAGCACCTACCCGCCGGACGTCGCACATGCCGATCAGTTTGCAGCGGCGCAGAATGAAGCGCAGGCGAATGGCCGTGGCTTGTGGGCAGGATGTTCGGCTACACCGACGCAGCCGCCAGCACAACCAACGGCGACGCCAACACAGCCAGCGCAACCCACTGCGACACCGACGAAACCGCCATCTGCGGCATGTCATCCGAGCTACCCGGACTTCTGTATCCCGCCACCGCCGCCGGACCTCAACTGCTCGGACTTCTCCGCATCACAGAAGCCGATCAGGGTGCTGTGGAATGTTGCGAATCCCGACCCGCACCGGCTCGATGGCAACAAGGACGGCTGGGGGTGCGAGGGTGGATGAAGATACGTTGGCGCAGGATTGAGCGAATGCAGAGAGTAGAACTTCTGTTCTATACTCTTGTTCGGACGCGGGACTACGTGCCATCGAGTTATGTTGATCGATGGCACAACAATCGCGCGGTAGTAGGTCCCAGAGAGAGGAGGCCAGCATGCCGCTCAATCAACGCAAGTTTCGCGAAGCTGTTCTGTATTTCGTGCATACCTGCAACCCCGACACTCTTGGGCGTGTCAAGCTGATGAAGCTGCTCTACTATCTTGACTTCGACCACCTGGAGAGATACCGACGATCTGTCACAGGGGACACCTATGTCCATCTTGAGCACGGCCCGGTCCCAAAGTCCTCTTGGAACATCATTCAAGACATGGATGGGTCTGACATCAAGGTCACTGAAGTAGACGTTGGTGCCGCGAACCCACGCCACAACTTCGCTCCCCTTCGAGACTTTGACCTCAGTATCTTCAGCGAATCCGAACGCCAGATGCTGAAGGCTGTGAGCGCTCGCTGGAAGTACGCATCAACTGAAGCCATCCGAGATGCAAGTCACCGTGAAGCGCCGTGGATGCTGACCGAAATGAAAGCAGACGTACCAAAGGATTTGGCATTGTGCCGACATCCAAATAGTCGGCCATCACCCGAGTTCCAGGAACACCTGCTGCAATCCATCGTCAGTTCGATGCGACAAGAGGGTATTGAAATCCCCGAAGATGAAGCGCGAGCGCTATTCAAGCAAGCAGAAGCTTCGTTTTGGCCAGAGGCTGCTGAGCAAGCATGACTGATGAGCCGCCGTTCAGGTTTGTGATCTGGGACGACGAACTTGAGAAGACGCCGTCAGGTAGCCGCGCGCTGATGACGTCTTATGTGACCACAGAACTGTGGATCGGTAAGTCAGCGCCGAGCAGAGAATTGAATCAGGACCTCGCGTGCGATATCCATCGTATGCTATTCGGAGGGGTCTTTCCCAGAGCTGCGGGCAAATGCCGTCACAACGCCACCGGGTTTGATCAGCCGGTGTCGTTTGACGGCATCCCAGCGCCACACTTTCGCGATCTTCCAGAAATGCTGAACGAGTGGTCCCAGAAGATCAGGTACGAAACCCGAGCTATTGCTAACTGGATGGACGAGGATAGCCCAGAGCGCCACCTCACTAATGTCTATAAAATCGCTGCGTACGCGCATTGCGAACTAGTCAGAATGCACCCTTTTGTAAATGGTAATGGACGTACAGCCCGCACGTGTCTCAATTATTTCGCTCACCGTTATCGGCTCAAGCCGATGATTATTCATAGAGAGCGGGATGACAAACGAACGCCGTATATAGTGGCCGCGAACGACTGGGTTCGCTATCATGAGCCTGAACCTTTCATAGCCTTCCTCCGTAAGACCATGCCACCATTACAGTCGTGATCTGTAGCCGCTTTACCCATGCCGCGATCCTGGCGGCGCTCCATCCCGCCGTCGCCACTTCCGGCCGGTGACGTGAATCACTTCGATCATGCCAGCGAGTTTGACCCGGCCGATCAGCTCGCCGGTTGGCAGTTTTCGGATGCCAGAGACCTGCATCTGGTGCGGGATGTGATCCAGTCCGTAAATGATCTGGCGCTCGCGGCAGCCGCCCTTGCGACTCATCGAGCGACGGCCGGATAGCTCATACAGCACTCTCCCGGCCGTCCTCCTCATCATCGTCAGAGTAGGGTGACCATGTGGCCGTCCGCGTGTCGCACGACGGGCAAAACCACAGATCGTGCGTCTCAGATGCGACTGGCGCGACACCGACCCATCGGCGGCTGCAGGCGAGGCAGTAGCAGTCATACACGGCGAACGGGCCATCATCGTCGCCTGCAGCATCATCCAGAGGCCGAAACGACAGACGATGCACTGCTTCTCGATAGGCTTCGAGCATGCCGGACGGCGCTTCCGTCAGGCCATGCTCCCAGCGAGAAACCGTCCCTGGAGTGGCGTTCAGATAGCGGGCGACGTCCGACAGCGTGACTTCGGCCGCGATTCGCGCCCGACGCTCTGCCTTCCAGAGGGCACGGTCCGGGGCGAGCCGTTGACTTGCACGTTCTGCGAGCGTCTTGCGCATGCCAACGATCGCCGCCTCGCGCGCCTCGGCAGGATCCGTCAATGTCGAATCGCTGAAGGCCGTCAGACGGCCGTCGACAAACACCTGACAGCCCATCCGCTTGTCACCCTCGGGACCTTCGTACGGTTCACAGATCGCGGTGATCGTTGGTTCCGTCATGACTCATCACCGCCGGCCGTGATTGCGTCGATCGCCTCGCTCAGCTCGTCGATTGCCTGGCTCAATTGCTGGAACGACGGAGAACTGACGAACGCCTGCGCTGCGTTGAAGAAGTCGATCGCGGAAGCTGTCGTCGCGGTCAGATGGCTGAACATCTCGCTCTGCTGAGCGCACTCGACCATGTGCTTGGCGGCCTCGAAGTCAGCGAACCAGGCGAACTGGACGCCGTTAGCGTCACAGAGGAGCGCGCCATTGCCTTCACATTCGACCGACCAGGGAAACGGATTCTTCAATGCCGTCATTCTTCAGTGACTTCCTTTTCGTCAGGTGCGGTACACATCTCGTCGGCGATCAGCAGTTCGCAGCCCGGCTCATGCACGATCCCGCAGTCAGGATCGAAGACGTGGCCGGTCGGCTTTGCATCGCAGAATGGGCATTCGGACAGGAAGTGCCTCTCGATCAGGTCGCTGGTTGCGAGACCGAGCGTGATATCGAGTAGCTTGTCGAGCGATGACAACGGGATCGGCACCATCGTCTCGGCATCACTGGTTAGCGTGATTTGGCGAAACGTTTCAGCCTGAAGCCTCAGCTGGCTCATCTCGCTGCCGGACTTGTCCTGTGCGGTCATCTGCCGCACTCCTTGAAGACGACGAGTACGGCTATCCATATGACAAGCCATGAAACATTCGCCAAATCCTCTGAGCCGGAGCCAAAGTAGACCGCCAATGGCACGATGATCGTCAACGCGAGTAACCCGCCGATGGCGAACGGGTAGTTTTTCATCACGGTTCGCTCCGTTCTTGTTCCCACATGGCCATGCGCTGCTGCTGGCGGATCCGGCCGTGCCAACTGGTGACGAGTCGTGCGCACTTCTCTGGGTGAAAGGCGACGAAGGTGCCGTCTGCGCTGTCGTAGCCAGACACGGCTGCAGCTCGAAACCGCCGCCACGAGTTGACGCGGCCCATGTGGACCCACTTACCGCGCGCCTTTGCCTCAGCTGCCAGCCTGTAGGCCGACTCGCTGAGCTTCCATTCGGTAGATCCGCCGGTGAACCACGCATCGAACTCGTCCCACGGAACGGGCAGGTCTTCCTGTCCGTCCTGCCCGACGAACGCCGCTGGGAAGCCCAGCGCACGGATGACCTTCAGCCACGGCCGTGAGCGCTCGATCGTCGCAGCAGCATCAGCGACTACGTCGGGAGCGACCGCGAACAAGCACGTTGCGCGGTGAGGCGTGTACCGCACCATCCAGTGCAGCCACGCCTCGGCATCGAAAGACTCGCCAGCCGAGAAACAGCCGTTGTCGAGCGTGAACGCGGCGTAGTGGTCGACACGCGCCGCAGCGTAGCCCGAGCCGGGGTTCAGCATCAGGCCGGCTCCAGCCTCAATCAGGCGCTCCTCGACATCGGAGTCGGCCGGTCCGGTGAGATACATCACGGCACGTCGGGGCCGAACAACCGGCGCGCATGCAGCCACCGGCATCCATCCGTGTGGATGACGTCTTGCCGCTTCTCAGCTGCCGCATGGCAGTGTCTGCAGCTGTAAACCCAACCGCCGAGCTTGGCGGTTGACTCCCCGCGACTGACCGGATCGTCACTGGCGAACGTCCGCGCGAACGCCAACATCGTGCGCTGCCGTTCGTTTTCGAGACGCTCATCAGGCGATAGCCAGTAGCCCTCGACCGCGACGAGCGTGGACGGTTGCGCGCCTTCGTCGTTCTCGCGAACCTCTGCGTAGAGAACGTCGAATCCGCCGCCGTTGTCCTCAGCGGCCGTCACACGCATCCACGTATGGCGCGGCATCGAGAGTCCGTCGAGACCCTCGCCGGATAGGTCCATGATGGCCCGCAGCATTCCGAGCATCTGGCTGTCGTCCAGATGGCCGGGTATGAGGTAACAACCCGGCTCACCAACCATGACGATGTCGCGTGTCGAGATTGAGCCCGTCGTCATGAACCGCTCCGCTCTAGATCCGCCAGCGCCGCAGCAAGTGCCAGGGTGAGCGCTGCGTGACGGGCCACCCATTGCGGATAGCGTGGCTCGGGGCGCGATCGCCGGTGGTCTTCCAGCGCTTGACCGGCCTTCGCGACGCGGTACAACGCTTGTACGTCCTGTGCCTCAAACCAGCAGCCCATTGCAGTTACACCGTCCTGCCTATCATTTTGGTAGGTGTTCAAGGTCGCAGAAATGCGACCCATGACGGTGTCCGGGCGAGGGTGATACTCGAAGGGGCTGGGAGCCGCTTCAGGGACTTTCCACTCGCCGTCGACCGCGATCAGCGTGTACGGCCGAGCATCATCGTCAGTAGGGGAAACCTCGAAGAATAGCTCAGGGAAGTCAGGATCCTTGTCAGACGTGCGCGTCGCGATCCATGCGTGCCGAGGCGGTAGCAGCCTGTCGATATCTTCGGGTGCCTCACCACTCTCGCCGCCCCAGGACACAACCTTGCCGAACATCTCGAACTGCTGATCGCGACTCAGGTGCCCTTCGGTGATGTAAGCCATGACGCTGTCGCCAGTGGTGTCCCAGATTTCTTCAATCCACATCAGTGATATCCTCATTCTCTGTCGCTAGCGAGCCTGTCCGGCGGCTAGCCGTCAACCCCGTCAGCGAGCATGGCGTCGAGCGCCTGCACGGCCGCCACCGCGACGGCCGCGACCTGAATCAACTCCTTGCGGTACTGCTGGCGCGCCTCATCGCTGGGGTGCCAGTGGATCGTGTTCGCGGCGCGCGCCACCTCGCCGACCTCCTCAGTGAGGATGCCGAGCCATTCCTGTGGCTTGTGCAGCGACTGTCCCCACATCTCGTCCTGCCGGCGACGTTCGTCGGCGACGTCTCGCAGAACCATCTTCATCGGGTCGCTGGAGAGCGCCTTGTATAGGTTGACAAGCCAGGTTACGGCATCATCGAGGTTGCCGAATAACACGAGGGAATCGCCATCGCTCGCGCGATAGGAAGAGAATCCCGCATCGGCGATGTAGCCGATCCTGACGTTGGTACCAACAGCATCGACGGTATCAACGGCATAGCGGTTGCCTACGAGTGGCGTCAATCGCACGGGCAGTCCGCCATACGTTTTCGCCTCAGCGGAGCTAATGGACACGCTCTCGGGTATCGTTACCACTCTCAGATTTCCTTTCCTGAAGCTTGAGGCTAGTCCTTGTACGGATCGCGGACGTTCGCGCCGGCCATGACCACGATGCGCGGTTCCAGCCGATGCAGAATATTGATCGTCCCAGCCTGGCTTGCCAGCACGTCATCAAGCCTGCGGTAGCAGTGTGGACTCTCATCGACGTCGCCACCGCGCACGATGACGCCGCGATCTCGCGTCCACTCGCTCATCATCTGGCGCGTGATCTGCCCCTTGCGGGCCTGCCGACGCTCGCCTGTCTCCTTGTTGAACTTCGGCCGGCTGCCCTTTGCCTGCGACCGACTCATGACCCGGCCGGCACCGTGGACAGTCGAGAAGAGCGCCGATCGCTGAAGGTCGAGGCTGGTTCCTTCAGTCGATGGATACGCGCCGCTGATGATGTAGGCAGCGTCACCCATCGAGCCACCGACGAAACCCCGTTCGCCGGGCCATGCAGGCGTCGCGCCCTTGCGGATTACGACTACAGGCCGCAGTTCGCCATCGATCAGGTGATGCTCATGCCAGGCGAAGTTGTGATGGTTGTGAACGATCTGGGCAGCGCCGGCACCGATGATGTCCTTGACGCGCAGGGCAACCCACTCGCGCCCGATCTTGGCGTACCGGCCGGCCAGTTCCATCATCTCCCAGTAGCCGCTACCGAGGTCCGTATCCAGGCTCAGCAGCGCCTCAGCTTCCTGCACCCGCGTTCCCCACGGCTTGCCCTGCGCCAGCGCCATGAAATTGGATGCAATCGTGTGTCCCAGACCCCGGCTTCCAAAATGGACGCCGACCCAGGTCCAGCCGTTCTCATCCTCGAAAATGTCGACGTAGTGGTTGCCGGACCCGACCGTCCCGAGTTGTGCCCGAGCCTTTTCGCGCAACGCCTCGCGATGCTCCGCTGGCACGATGTGCCAGTGATCGTCGTCGAAGATGTCGTGATCGCGAAGCGCAGAATCGTCGGTAGTGTTGACGCGACCGACTCCGAATGAGATCGACGATGCAATTTCATCGGCTAGTTCGCTAGCGCGATCGGCGACCTCTTCCCACTTGACACTGAGCTGCAGAGCGAGGTTACCGCAGCCGATGTCGAAGCCGACGCCGGCGACGCTCACCTGATTGTCGTAGGAAGCCACACCGCCGATTGGCATGATGTAGCCGAGGTGGTTGTCAGCCATCAGCGCGACATGCAGCGCTCGCGAGCTGACGTCGAGCGCCTGCTGCATCGTGCGCTCGTCAGTTGTCCCAAAGACCGTGATATCAGTCATCGAGTTCAATGCCCTTCCACTTCGCAAATAGCAACACTGACAGCGATACGCCGGCGATCGCCAATGGAAACAGCGCCCACATGCTGGGGAGCAGGTCCATCGTCGCGAACGAACCGACGAAGACGCCAACATGCAGGGTTGGCACCTTCATGGGCACCTTCATGAGCGCACCCGCTCAGCGACAGGCAACTCCCAGCCGTATTCCAGTCGGCGATCGACGATGGTCGCGACCATCGCGCCGACGGCTTCTCCGACCGTCTGCGCCCGACAGCCCAGAGACCATGTCGCGTCATTGCCAACGTCCCAGGCGCTTTCGCCCTTGCCCTCGTATGGGATGCCGCCCTTCGACAACGCCTCAACATCGGCATGATGAATGACCGTTTTGCGCGGCAACCGTGGGCGAGAGTAGGTCCAGCGCTGGAGCGTCACACGGCAGGGGTACGGAGTCGGATCGCCCGGAATCATGATGTCAACGGTATGAACAGACAGGTGTTCAGAAGTCCGCTTCTGCTTGCCGAAGAGTCGATTCTTCAGTCGCCACGGCGACCATCGCCACTGCCGTGGATTCGACGAATCGAACGAGTCTGTCCAGAGGTTCAGCGTGGCGGAGAACCCGTACGACCATGACAGGTACGCATCGACCTCGCGTCGATAAGCTCGTCGCCAGCGGCCGATGCTGAGGAAAAACGCTGCGTAGCCGAGGTGCAGCCCGAAGGTCGCTTCATCGTCAACCGTGAAGCTCACGCCGAGCGTCTTGGCTGTCGAAGGGATGGCGATCTCCCACCCGATCATGCGGTTGCGGACATCGCCGGTGTAGTCCTCGGGGCACATGAACAGCGTTCCCCGACCGTCGTTGTGGGTCCAGCCATGCCAGCCATTGCGAAATCGAAAGCCACTCATCTAGCGCGATCCTGTCTCTGTGGAGGCTGGCTTCAGCATCCAGCCGATCAGCATTCCAAGAGCTGTGCCGATCCCCGCAGCGCACAGCGCCGAGCGCAGCAGAACCAACATGAAGAACTGCCCGTTGATCGGCCGATCGAGACGCGGTGCCAGGGCAGCGCGTACCGGCCGTCGCTGGGGATGCAGGCTCAGCAGCATGTCCTCGGTTGTCGGCGCGGGATCCTCCGTGGCGTCGAACACGACTTCGCCCTGATGCCGCACGATGAAGTGCGCGCCCAGTGGCCAACGCTCATCACGTGACAGCCGCTGGCACTCCCGCGCGTATTCGCACGCCTGCTCCAGCGTGTCGAAGATCCGTTGGGAGTATGTGCCGTTGAGCACCTCGAATCGGTAGAACCTGTTTCCTTGCCTCAAAACCACGGTTCGTCATCCTCTCCAACCCAGTGGCGATAGACGGTGGACGCCAGGGCAACCAGCAGGCAGAACACGACGAATCCGACGACTGTCACGCCGAGAAACGACATAATCACGCCATACGCTGCACCGAGTGCCAGCGATTGCCGGGCACTCATGAGCGGCGATCCTGCCCACTGGGCAGGGCCATGACGGACGAATCGACGCCGGGGAGTAGTGGGGGCATCTGCCCGCTCTTGTACGTCGCCTCGATCTGCGGCTCCAGATAGTCGCCGACCGTCTGGCCGTTCGGTAGCACGATGTTGGCAAGAAACGCATCCTCAAACGTTTCGATACCGGACTCGACAGACTCCAACTTGGATTTGATGACCAACACGAGGCTGCGCCACAAGCGTCGACATTCGGCCTGGTAGGCGTTGTTGTGTTGTGTCGAGGTGCGGACCTGACCACGAGCGTTGTGAGTGAAGTCACGGCTCGCAGGATCCGGCATGTAGAGCAGGAACTTGACACGCCGGTTGTGGGCCTCGAACTGAACCATTGCGAGTCGCTGGTCATCATCGAACCCACTGACGAATCGCCGCGCCCCGAACCGGACGATCAGCCGTGCTATCTCGGCCTGCGAGGATTCGATCGAGACGGTCGTACCTTCGGCATAGCGAGCCACTAGACCGACCCTCCCGCCACCGCGTCCAGTGCGGCAAAGAGGGGCAGGGTGTCGCCAGCGTGGCGCTTCTCGATCGCCTTCTCGCAGTTACGGACCGCCTGGGAGTGGTACGACTCCTTGAGCTCGAACCCGACGGCGTTGCGGCCCTGCTCGATCGCCACCCACGCAGTCGAGCCAATACCCATGAACGGGTCCAGCACGGTCGCGCCGGGATTCGAGTAGAGCTTCACGCAGCGCCGAATGAGATCGAGCTGCAACGGGCAGACATGCTTTTCGTCGCCCTCCTCACGGCCGTACTGCCAGCCGGTCAGCACGTCGGTCTCGCGGATGTCATCCCAGACGCCACGCGCCCAGCGGATCCACTCGTCGGTCGTTACCCAGCCATCAGGGTTCTTCTGGGCATCGTAGAGACACGGAACCGGCACGCCGTCGCCTGGCTTGCGAAACAACATGACGTAGTCATTGACGGCCGGTGCCAACATCCTCGCGTCGCGCTTCCCCGTCACGAACATGAGGCTGTGGAGCTTCTGGCGTTGGGCGATGACCTGTGGGTTTTTGGGTATCGCGACCTCGCCAGTCCAGTCGAATCCGCCGGCCGTGAACAGGTCAACGACAGCACCACGGAAGTCCCTGCGGCCGATGTAGCCGTGCTGCACCTTCGTGGCGATCAGCTGCTGGATGTGGATGCAGGCCAATGCACCCGGCGCGAGCACACGGTACAACTGCTCGATGAAAAATCTCATGTGTAGGCCGAAGTGCGACTCGCGCATGTCGATTCCGTCGAGGTTGTTGCCGATATCCTCGTTTTTCCCGCTGTAGGTGAACAGGGAGCCGAACGGGATACTCGACACGCACAGGTCGATGGACTCCGGCTGCAATCGATCCGCCATCCCGGCAACGCAATCCTCGTTGTAGATCGTGAACGTCGGGTCAATCATTCGGCATGTACTCCTTCATCGCAGCGCGATACTGTTGCTCCTGCGCCGCCACTTCCTCCATGAACCGCGCCTCTTTGCCCCGCACGTTGTCGAACACCATGCCCTCCAACTCCGGGACATACGGCACGTAGACGCGCACCGTCTCGGTCTGGCCGAATCGGTAGGCACGCCGCACCGCCTGGTACATGCGCTCGAAGGAGTCGTCGAAGCCGGAGAAGACCATCGACTTCACGAATTGCAGGTTCAGCCCGTAACCGATGAGCTGTGGTTTGGAGATCAGCACGCCGATCTCGCCGGCGCGGAATCGGTCGAGCGTTGCGAGCCGGTCATCGTCGTCGTCACTGCCGGACAGGCTGCCGATCGGCAGATCGTCCAGCAGGCTCGCCAGAATCAGCGCCTCCTCATCGAACGTGGTCCAGACGAGGACCGGCCCGCGCTCGGCTTCGGCACGGATGATTTCGGCAACGTGCTCGACCTTCAGTGAGTCGATGCGCTCCGCCCGGCGGGTCTTGCCGGTGCCGTGGTAGCGGAATCCGCGTGCGATCTGCGTCAGTTTCGAGCGCACAACGGCAGAGACCCGCTCGTCAGCGAACAGGCCGACGCCCTTCGAGATGAGCGTCTCCTGCATCAGCGCGCGCTGGCCCTCGGTCATCGGGATTCGCTCTTCGATGATCTCGGGATCCGGCAGCGACGCGAGGATGTCAGCAAACCCGAACACGGCCGGGTCACGCAGGTACAGGCTCCATGACGCCATGAACCGGTAGAACGCGGCGCGCGCGTGTGGTTTGACGCTCCAATTGCCGTACTTGTCGCGCTGGAAATACGTCCAGAGGATGTCACCCTCGGACCGCAGTTTTTCGAGAAACGCCGCCTGACTCGCGTACTCCATCGCCTCATTCGGCGCTGGCGTCGCGGTGCAGGAGAGCTTGTATTCAATGCCCCTGGCGCTTTTGATGACGTTCCATTTGATGACGCCGCCGCCAGTGCGCAGGATGCTCGACTCGTCGGCGATCAGGCCAGAGACAAGCCGCAGTTCCGAGATAACGCCGGGAATGAACTTCTGATAGTTCGTGGCCGCGATGCCGGATCCGTTGGCGCACCAGTCGATCAGCGCGTCGCGTGTGTGCAGCTGCGTGATCGGCATGCTGTCGCCGTAGAACCGCTCGGCCTCCCGGATCATCTGCGGGATGACAGCCAGCGGTGCCAGAATCAACACCCGGCCCTCGGTCATCGCCTGCACCTGCCGTGCCCATTCGAGGTAGCAGGCTGTTTTCCCTAACCCGGTATCGAGCCAGAGCGCGAACCGCTTCGCGTTCAGCGAGAGGCTCAACGCCCAGCGCTGGTAATCGAACAGGTGGCTGGAATACGGCAGCGTCTGTCGCTCAGGGATCACGACGTCCGCACCCAGACGGCCAGCGAATCGCGCCGGCGTCGTCATCTGGTAGGTGTCGGTCTGCCAGTCGTAGGTCAACTGCGTCTCCGGCAACGCCTTGGCGCGTAAGAACGTCTGGTAGGCATCCAGCCCGTAGCGCTCGAACGTGACGGTGGCGAGATCGCCAGCGACAGAGATACTCATGACTGCACCTCGTCACGCGCGCGCAGTCCACCAACCGGCATTCGCTGCTTCTTCCAGCGATGCTCATCGCAGACAGGGCAGGGTCCGACCGGCGCCGATCGGCGCTTTTGCCATCGTTCGGTCGGGATGGTCGCGATGCAGCCGCACTGCATGCACTGCACGACAGTGGTAGTTCCGCGCTGCATTGAGATCGTCGGCTCGATGTAGATACTCATACGAGACCGCCGATCAGCGGCAGTTGGCCGGCCGCCATCCGCTGCGCTGGTGTCATCGTGGCGCTTGTGTCCCATTCGCCCGATAGGTCGTGGGACTGTTCCTCTAGCTCCTCAAGCTCGTTCTCGAAGCCCGCCAGTTCCCACTCGGCGTCTTCGCGCTGCATCTCTAGGTCGGCGATTTCCGACTCGATGGCCAGGATATGCAGTTCGGTATCCGCGATCATCTTCGCGAGCACAGCGCGACGATCGGTGATGGTGCCGCTCGTGTTCATGACCGCGCCTCGGTTTCCCGATAGGCGGCATAGGCCGCCCGCGCAAGGTCGTACTGCATGTCGTGTAGTGACTTATCGCCGTCCGAACTCACTCCCACGGGAGCGAAGGTTGCGATGCAGAGGTCGCGTTGCATGGCGTGGAAGAAGTTGCCCGACTCGCCACCAAACCAGAACGTCAGGCCCTCGATCGTCTGGAGAGGCAGCATGTATCGGGACTGGACACATTCGACGTGGCCGGACTCAGTCACGCAGAACATCAGATACAAGAAGTCCGCCCCGTGGTGCATCGGCTGCACTGGCCCGATCGGCAGTACGGTGCATTGCTCTACGAGTTGGGCATCCATCAATTCGATGACTGGACGCGAGGTGGGCGACAGCGCTTCGGTCTGCGTGTTCCAGAGGATGGCAGTCGGCTTCTGCGCGTTCGCGTAGCCCTCGGGAGTCATGAACTCCTGGAACGCCTCGATGTGTTCGCGTGCGAGTCGATAGACGGCGCTGCCGTCACCAATCAGGATGTGACCGGATCCGCCGTCACCGATGAGGAAGTCCTTTCCGGGGTTCAGCATCGCGTCAGTCCAGGCTGCGTACTCCGGATAGATGCCCAGTGCAGCAATCACGTACTCAGGGGCGATCTGGCTCAGAGTCTTCGTCTCGCTCATGACTGCACCTTGCCCCGCAGCTGAGCCGAGATGGTGACTTGCGGCCTCTCGACGTACTCCATCCAGCCCGGCGTCAGGCCCAGCCCGGCCGCAGCGCCCATCAGGCGCGGTTCGTCGATCTTCAGTCCAATGCGATGCTCGATAGCCCAGGCATAGGCAGCGTCGGCGTCGATGATCGTCGGCGTGCGGCGGACACGGATGCCGACACCCTCAGTTGGCTGCTTCGATCCGGTCATGTGGTAGACGGCGAACGCTGCGCCGACCAGCCGCGCCTCCTGCAGACCCACTTCCTCTTTTGCGGCATCGATTGCGGCCAGCAGGTCGGCATGCTCAATCCGCAGGTCCGCCTGCTTCTCCTGCCACTCATCCAGTAGCGTCGCCAGAGTGCGTTGTGCATGCTGGTAGTCGGCGGCCTTTATCTCGATCGATGTCATTCTGTTGTGCTCATTTCTGTGTTGCGCTTGGCGCGGACGCGCTGGACGGACTGCATCGTCGAACGCAGTGCTTTGTGGATCGTCGCGGCCATCTCGTGATCGCCGCGCATCTGAGAGACGATCACCAGTGAGCGCAACTGGCCCATCCAGTAGAGCGACTCGTTCACGCGCTCTCGCGTCAGTTCGTCCGGACGCTGCTTCACCGTCTTCGTCTTGCGCGTCATTCGACCGGCACCCCCAGCGCGCGATGAACGTTGCCGTTGATGTAGTCGGACGGCCGCCAGACGACGCAGGCCATGGCCGAGCCAGGGCGATCGGCGACCTGCCCGAGGATCTCCTGCCAGTGGATTTGGTCGGGATCGAGCTTGCGGTGTTCGGTTTTCAGCTCCGCGAAAATCAGCGGGCGCTCCGGCACGATGTGTGACGAGCCGAGCCATGTGAGAACCAGATCGGGGAAGCCCTTGCGGGAGTTCTTGGAGTTCCAGGTGTGGTAGTAGTCCCAGCCGGCCTCCACAGCGGCAGTGATGATGTATTCCTGTAGCTTCTTCTCAGACATCTCTGAGGCGTTCAGGTGGCGGTACTCATCGACGTTGATCGTCTTCACTCGACACCGCCAGTCGCCTCAGACGTAAGCGATCGCGCATAGATCCGGCGCTTCCACTCGGAGACCGGCACGCGACTGCTCGCCTCCGCCTCAGGCACACTGCCGTCATCCCAGAAGTCCGCCAGGGCGATCGGCGCGAACCGGCGCGGCTGATTCTTCTTCGGCGTGTTCCGGCAAGCGCGGCAGGTGCGGTAGTGCGAGCCTTTCCCACGGCCGGTGGCATTGACACCCTCACGCAGATCGAACGCGCTAATCGGAAGACGCTGGCGACAGGAGAGGCACATCTTCACACGCTCACTTGTAGTCATGACGCTGCACCTACTGACTTGGTAGGTAGACTGCGCGACGGAATGCCAGCGTGCCCGTATGACGGCTCCGGCGTTGGGTCAATCGCTTCCAGCAGGTTGTGCGTTGCGACCGTCGCCACCGCCACGGTCTCACGGAGATCGTCGGCGATGTCCTCAGGAGCGCGGCTCAGCACGCCCAGCAACTGCACGACGACCGGTTCATTCGCGAGCAGCGTGTCACCGGCGGGATCATGGCCCGCCGATGCCAGCAGCAGATCCTCGTCGTCATTACCGAGATCAAGCGTCTCACTCAGACGGATGAGCATCTTCCGCGACGGGATGCGTTCGCCCTTCTCGATCCGCGAGATGTAGGAGTTGTTCACGCCCATGCGCTCGGCCAGCTGCGTTTGCGACCAATCCTGGCGGCAGCGGAACAACCGCACGAGAAAGGCGAACGTCGGCTCGGACGACTTTTCAGTGCTCATCCGACACTCCCTCCTGATTACTCACATCCGCGATAGCTGCCTCGACCTCTTCCATGACCGCGCAGACGTCGTTCAACAGGTCGGCATCGAGGCGGTAAAGGGACGCCACGTTCGGTGCTTCTTGTTGGAATAGCTTGGCCGCCTGGCATGCGGCGCGAATTGCCCTCCGGGTGCCAGCGGTGGTGCCAATCTCTACGTCCTCGGACTCGCCGATCGCCGCTGCCAACCCACGGGAGACCTGGCGCTGTGCGAGCTCACGAGATCGAAACGCTGGTTTGAGTTGGATATCCGCGCCGAAATCGGTATCAAAGGCGGCCAGAGGGACGGTAATCAGCCGCAGTGCCAAGTCGGCCTGTTCGGCCATCGCGCGCGGCATGACGATTGAAGCGGTGTACTCATCATCCTGTGTAGTGTCGGAAGCGGTCATTGTGGAGCCTTTCATATCGGCATCGCTGCCTGTACAGCTGCGGCCGCGTCTTCGCGCTCATCAGCCTTCTTCGTCCGTCGCTTCGATCGCGACAGCTTTTCGCGGCCTTGCATTGCGGCACCGACGCCTGCCGTCTCCAGGAGCGAACGCTTCAGCGCCTCGGCTGTCCCGAACCCACCTTTTTCGAGCGTCAGGCTGATCTCGTCGATGAGTGGCCAGCCCTCGGGCGTGACCATGTTGAGCATGCCCGGCACGTTCTCCATCAGGAACGCCCTCGGCCGGATGTCCAGCACGAAGCGGGTGAACTCGAAGACGAGCGAGTTGCGCGGATCCATCACGTTGCGCTTGCCTGCGTGACTGAATCCCTGACAGGGCGGTCCGCCAAACACGACGTCGACCTCGCCGACCGTCAGGCCGGTCTCCTGCAGCAGCCGCTCGCTGGTCAGCTTGCGGACGTCGCCGAAGAAGAACGTGCTGACACCGGGGCGATCGTCTGGACGGTACTTCCCGCTGACGAACGGGCCATCCAGATCGCGACTGGGAGCGAGAATCGGCGCAGTAATCTCGCTGTCTTCATCGAGCCAGCCATTGCGGCGGTACATGTCGCGCAGCCGTCGCTCGAAGCGTTCGCCGTCCTCCGGTTCGACGAAGACGAGATTGATCGGATACGCACCCATGTTCGTCAGGTACGTGATCGCTGCATCGGCATCCCACTCAACGGCTGCGACAACCTCGAAGCCGGCTTCGATGAAGCCGAGGCTGAAGCCGCCAGCACCGCAAAACAGATCGATCGCAATCGGTCGGTCACGCTTGTTCTTCTGCGGCACATACAGACCACTAGGTCGGAGCGCCAGATCATCGCGCTGCATCAGCGTCGTTGACAGGTCGATCATTGGCGCTCCTCCGGCGGCAGGAGCGCGATGTCGAGAAGTCGGCAAACGTCCGACTCTTCTGGCGTGGAGTGCATGATCGTCGGCATACCGAGCTTGTCCAGCTCCCAGATTGCGCCATTCACCACCCGAAAGCCATCCAGCAGAAGCCCGCCCTTGCGCTTCGGTGTCACAAGGCGCTTGGAGTAGTCGGCGGGACCAGTGCGGATCATCTGCAGCAGACCGAACTGCGCCGGCGGCAGCACTGAAAACAGGTCGATGCCGATGCCGGCCATTGAGCCGGAGTTCCAGACAAGACGCTTTGAGCGCTCGCCGGCGGACTTGCGGCCGTTGATGTCCAGCCGATAGCCGAGGATGTCGCGTGCAATCAGGTCATCAATGCAGGTATCAAACAGGTTGGTGTAGCCCGCTGGCTCGCCGAACAGGTCAACCTGGGTCGGGCGAAACCGCGGCGTGACAACGAGCTCGATGTCCTTCACGTCCGGTCGTCCGCGCCGGATTGAGCCAGCGATGACGATGCGATCAACAACGCCGAGCTGCACAAAGCGATCGGCGATCTTCTCCGCCAGCCCCTTCGCCGGCGCAAGCGGCCAGCGTGGCGCGTCCACCTCTGCGAGTAGACGGCCGAGCACGTCACCGTGACAGGGGCCATCGCACCAGCAGCCGAGGACCTTGTCCCGCAGCGACGGGAGCATGCGGCACAGTTCCGGCGATGATCGGACATGCTGCTCGTAGAGATCGAGCACTGTGTCAATGTCGCCGTCCTGGCCGACGATGTAGGGGTTTGCCCACGGTGACGCGGGCAGGTTGTAGGTGGGATTTGCGCGGCCAATGTAGACGTCATACCGCTGACCGGATTTGACGTTGACGACTGCCGCAATCGTCGGTGGGGAACCTGGCACAGTTGCGTCCTTTCCACAGACCGTGCATAGGGTCGGCGTTAGCGGTTGCTCTTACCGTCTTGAGAGTTACCGTTTTCTACGTTACCAGTATGACAGGTATTGACAGGTGTGTCAATCGCGCGCCAGCATTCGCCGCCGGACCGCTGAGCGATCGTGTCGCCGTCGAAGATGCGCAGGATTCGGCCACCTGGCGTATCTGCGTCCGGTGCCATCGCGACGATCCGGCCGGACTCAATGCCACTGGCTGTTTGGTACGAGACGTGATCGCCAACGGTGACGCGCGCGCCGCCGCGAACGATGGCGTAGTAGACCGATCCGAACATCCCGTGTCTCATCGGTGCTCAACTCCAATCACCAGCTCGCCGACCGGTTCTGCTGCTGGCGAGAGTCGCGCCGTACGATCGACTACGCGGTCGAATTTTGGCCGGTAGGCATCGAGGAACCAGCGCTCCAGCCGCGCGATGCCAGCGCCGTGGTCGACAGATGCGACCGCACGCACGCCACCGATCGTTTCGAGCGCCTTCCAGACGTCATCGTCGAAGCGATCAACGTAGGATCCTCGCTCGCGATACTCGCGAGCCGACTCCATCACCTGCTGCCAGGCTTCGTCCGGCGTGAGGATCTTTGCCAGTCGAGCTGACAGTCGAACGACGGCCGCCATCAGGATCGACGGGGTAGGAAACCAGTCCTCAGTGCGAATTGCCTCACGAACCGCGCCCTCCCAGATCTCGTCCGCCACGTGGGCGAACATGTCGCGGTAGACGTCGGTCGCCTGGGCAGTCAGCCCACGACCGTAGACATCGACGAGCAACGCCATACCAGCGGCGAAGCCCTGCTTTGTCAGACTCATGGTTTCCTCGCATCCGGTAATGCCGATGCCGAGCGCAGGATCCGGTCGAGCATCTCCGTGCGCTTTTCGTCGGCGCTGGGTTTCGCATCAGCACGAACGGCAGACGTCGGTTGCCCGAGCACTTCCCACTTGGGAATGTCGCGCTCAACATCCAGCAGATCGAACGGGCCAGTCCGCCATGTTTCGGACAGACGGTGCGCGATGAAGGCCGCGACCTTGTCGCCTCCGAAACCCTGTTCGATCAGGCGCTTAGCAACGGCGAGTTGGCGTTTTCGCCACGCTGGCGGCAGGCCCTCATCCTCTTTCCCGACAGCGTCGAGATAGGCGTGAAAAACGCCATACGGAGTGAACGGATCAGGGGCCGAAACCGCAGTAGGTGAACGCAGTGAACCTACTGTAGGTTCTACTGACGGTTCTTCTGATGGTTCTATATGTAAGTAATTGTCAGGTTGACACCCTTTTGTGTGCAGGTTGACACCCTTTTGTGTGCAGGTTGACACCCTTTCGTCGTTCAATACCCTGTCAGATTGACACCCTTTCACCGGTGCGCGATCGGCCTCCGAATCGCCGGAGTCAGCGTCACTAAACCCTGTCAGAATGACAGGGTTTTCGGAACGGGACGAAGTGCTGATACGTCGGTATGTTTGCGTGGGTCGGAAGGGTGGTTTGACGGGTGCGCGATCGAGGTGCAGCTGCCATTCCCGGCGGACACCACGGCCGCCGCGCTCGCCGCCGATCGACTCGATAATGCCGTCAGCGGCGAGCTTGCGCAGGTGTCTACGGACAGACGATTCTGACAGGTTGGTGTTGTAGGCCAGTCGCTCGATGCTGGGATAGACGCTGGTGCCGTCGTCGTTCGCGAAGTCGGCCATCGCGATCAGCAGGTGCGTCGTCATAGGGTCCAGGTCGAGCTTACGGACCTTCGCCATAAGTTCGATGCTCATTGCAGCCTCGACTTGAAATTGTCAAGTGGGGTAAAATCTATGCACACGGAGAGTCCTTTCCTCTCTGTGTCAAGGGCCGGCGGCCGTTCCGCGCGGCCCCTCTTTGTTGCCTCACAGTTGGCGAGTATAGCACTCAAAGCGTTACCACTTTGGGCGTTGCATCCACCGACATTGAGTCTCGCCGGCGGATGCAACGCCGGATCCTACGGTTCGTAGTTCGATCGCTGCGGTCGTTGTGGTTGCTGCCGCTGGGGCTGCTGGCGCTGCTGCGGCTGGTGCTGGCGCGACTCCTGATGTGTCGAAGCCGCTGCGTCCGGGTCGGCCAGATCAGCGTCAGCGAACTGCGTGCCGTAGCCCAGATTCGCGAGCGCGCGTCCGATCGCGCCGGTCTCCGCTTTCTCGATGTAGTCCTCAAATTCCGTGCGCGTACAGGTCTTGTAGGCGGTGGCGCTGGCGACCCACAGCTCATCTGTATCCACAATCTCGCCGGTCTTGCCGTCAACCACCGGCTGCGGCGGCAGCGTGACGGTCGCCTTCATCAGCGCCGCGCCTTCGCCCAGCCGGACGATCTCCGTCTCGATACGAGCTAGTGGATGCTCGGTGCGGAGCCAGACCAGCCGCCATTTGACCGGCAGATAGTCTTGGCCTTTGACCTTTGTGAAGTGCTTGGCTGGATCGAACGTCGTTGCCATGTGTGTCCCCTTGTTCGTGAAGTGCGATTAGACCTCGGGCGGTAGCGGGTAGTGCGGGACAGGCATCGGCCGTCGGAACTGGTTGCGCATCAGGAAGTCGACGGCTTCAGTCGTGTACATCTCGATCGGCGTGGGATCGTCGGCGTAGATCGCCCGAAAGCCGTTGCGTGCGTATGCGTGTTTCCAGCAGAGGTTGTCGTTTTCCTCGGCCGGATGTGGGCAGCCATGAGCAGCGCAGGTATTCACAGGATGCCTCCCAGGTGATATGCGGCATAACCGGCAAACAGGATGAACAGGCCGCCGGACGCGCCGGCGAGAACCTCGATGGCAAAGCGCGTCAGGCGTGGGGCGACGCGCGGCGGCTGGGGCATTTCCGGCCGGCGAGACGGTTCGATGTACGGCCGGGGCTTTTCGTCAATAAGCTTCATCAGGTGTGTACTCCATGACCTGTCTAGGCGCTACCGTTTTGAGCGGTATCGCAAGGCAAAAAACGGGCTACTCGTCCTCACATGGGGCAGGGACGGGATGACACGATCGACAGACTGGCGCAGGGTTTTCGAGAATCTGACCGAGGCTGAGCAACGAGCCGAAACTGCCGATGAACAAGGCGCGGTTGCAATCCGGACAGGCAACCGACACGTTAACGGCGGCGAAGGACGTGCGGGTATCGTTGTTGATGTCGTAGAGCCGTCGCTTGAGGTCTGCACCCGCGATCTGCTGCCAGAGTGTCGCGTTACCACTCACGTAGCCCGCCGTATATATCGCATCCGATGGTTGCTGGTCCTGCGTGACGGTGTGAGATGTGTCGATCAGGTCGAGCGCGATGTCGAGCTGCAACCTGCGGGAGAAAAAGTTCCGCAACAGAATCGCGGCGGCGGCTGAGAAGCGCTCCAGTTCCTCTCGTCGCTCCCGTTCAGCCGTTTCTCGCAGAGACACCGTCTCATCGAGTGCGCGGGAAATCAGGCTGCGAATCGGGAATCCGTCGGCAGACGTATCTGCAAGCAGCATGTCCGCGGCGGTCTGCGGCGTCGTAGCTACTGACATTCGTGGTGTCCTTTCAGAATACCGGCGGCGAGTCCGGCCGCCAGGTGGAGCGGTGTGTATCGCACGACGTTGCCTTCCTCGAAGGCGGGAAGGGTGCCGTTCTTCCGCCAGCGCAACAGCGTCTTCTCGCTGACGCGCAACCAGTCGGCAACCTCGGCTGGCGTGGCCGGTTGCTTGAGCAACCAGTCGGGCATTACGTTCGGCAGATAGCGACTCACCGCAACGGCAATGCGCTCAACATCCTCATCCGACAAGCGCAACACAGCATCGGACAGGTGCAACTCGACTGCGCTGCTCATCGGTCAGGCTCGCTATTAGACTGCTCCTCCAGCCGCGCGGCCCGAAAGAGGAGCAGATCGGTTGCCTCGCGCATCAGCTGCGAAAGGCCAGTGCGCCGCCGCTCCATCAGCTTTTCAATGTCGCGCGCCTGATCCTTATCGAGGAGCGCACTGACCATGATCCGCTTCCCAACCAGTCGGCCAATGCCGATCTCTTGCGTCTCGTCTGTCATCGTCCGTCCTTACGGTTTTCAGCGGTACCTATCAATGCGGTAACTATATAAGAGGTCTTACGAGAATGCAATAGCATATCGGATAGTTACTGTTATTATGGGTATCGTTCGAGGCGATATCGCCGTTATGGGTCTACAGGTTTATAGGTCGAGGACAGGAGACACCATGGAATTACGTCTGGGTAGTCTCGTGCGCGAGCGTCGGAGGGAGTTGAAGTTGACGCAGGATGCACTGGCGGAGCGCTCAGGCATCTCGCAGACGCACATCTCACAGATCGAGATGGGAAAGACGCAGCGCCCGGAACTAGAGACACTTCAAGCGTTGGCGACGGCATTGGATGTGCCCGTCGACGAACTTCGCGTGGCATCCGGCTGGGTGGAAAAGATCGAGGTGGTTATCGCAACAGACGCAATCGAGATTCAGGTCAGGGGCGAAATTCCAGGCAATGTAGACAGCAAGGGGAGCTTAGACGTGCTGCGTGTGCTTCCGGAAATGATCGGGGATTCCCGCCAGCCGTTCGCAGTCAGGGTGGTTGATGACACGTGGAGGGCGCTCGGGATCGTACGCGACCATCTGGTGATCCTGGAACAGCCGATCGATCGCAAGCCGGAGGATGGCCGGCTCGTCGTGGCGACCGTCAATGATGACGATGTCGCACGCATGTACCGCTGGAGCTGGGAAAACGACGGCGGAGTCGTTCTGTCAGCGCCAAACGAACTCGGTGAGGAGGTTGCTATTGCGCGAGTTGCAGAAGCAGATGTGCAGGTGATCGGACTCTATGTATACAACCTGCCGCCGGTGCCTGCGCGCAATCCGGCTACGGCCGGGGCATAGGTACTGGGGCGGGTGGTGACTCGATCGAGCCGCCACGGCGGCGAGAGGAGGTCTACGGTGGCCAGGGAGAACAAGAGGGCACCATCGAGCGAGTGGCGCTCGCGCAAGTCGCCCTATCCTGGCGTCTACCCGTCTGGGCCGGACAGTTGGCAATATCGACTGCGCGGACCGAAGGATCCGCTCACTGGAAAGCGCGAGCAGGTCGCTCGCGGTGGTTACGCAACTGACAAAGAGGCCCATGAGGCCCGCGTCAGGCATCAGACTCGCATCCTCGACGGCATGCATACGCGCCGCGCGGATGAAGACATAATGCTGGAAGAGTTCCTCGACTACTGGCTCCAGGTTCGTCGCGATCTCTCCGGCTCATCGGTCTATAACTACACGTGGGCAATCGAATCGTGGATCAAGCCGTACATCGGCAAGATCAAGCTCCGGTCGCTCACGGTTGACATCGTGTCGGACTGGTTTGGCCAGATCGCCGAAGCCCCGTCAGCTCGTGACGACACGAAACTGGCACTGACGCACAAGTCCGCAAACTACGTTCGCACGGTGCTCGTCACCGCACTCTCAAAGGCGCAGGAAGAACGCCGGATCGCCTTGAATCCTGCGGCGTTGGTGCGTCCGTACCGCGTCGTCAAGAAGAAGGTCGAGCCGTGGGACGATGAAGAGATCGTGCGGTTCCTCGAAGTGCTGCACGGTGATCCCGACGCTGCCTACTGGCGGCTGATGCTACTGGGGCAGATGCGAATCGGCGAGGTCGATGCCCTCAAGTGGCCGGTCGTCGATCTGCGCGCGGGCAGGGTGAAAGTCGAACGCACTCGCACACGCGACGCTGTAGGGAACATCGTTCTGGGCGAAAGCGCCAAGTCTGTCGCTGGCGAACGATGGATCGAGCTACCGGACGTCTGCGTACTCGACTTGCGGCGCATCAAGCGTAAGCAGGACGAAGAACGGCTCCGGTCGGGACTGGGTGACGACTGGAATCCGCACCAGTGGGTATTTCCGGGCCGGCAGTGGAAGATGCGCTCCAGTCCGGGAACCATGCGGGGCCGCCTGCACGCCCTGTGCGACAAGGCGAAGGTCCGACCGCTCTCGCCGCATGGGCTACGCCACACCGGCGCAACGTGGATGGCACGTAACGGCGTCTCGCCGGCAACGATCTCGAAACGCCTCGGACATAAGCGGGTCGAGTTCACCATGAACGAATACGTGAATCCCGGTCGCGCCGAAGATCGGGATGCTGCCGATCGGCTCAACAACCCCCCGGTCATCGGCAAGCAGCGCTACGAAGACGACGACGGAACGGCGATCGACGCCGCTGTCAACTGACAGCCTGTTCTGTCGGTTGTTCTGTTGGATTGTTAACATCTTCAGGAAAGCCTTTCCAGACAGCCAAAAACAGACCCATGCCCATTCAGGATTGTTAGGTTTGTGTTAGGGCTGTCTGGAGACTAGTAAGGACCAGCGGTACCTGTCACGGCGGTATTTCCTAACCAGACGCGGAAAGTGTCTCCCACAGTCCGCAGGAGTCGCAGAACAGCCCGGGCCAGACAGGTCAGGGCTGTTCTGTCGTGCGTTCCGTCGATCACCGCCACGTTGGACAAATCGCACCCCGGCCGCAACCGTGTCGCCGACGGCCTGTTCTGCCACATGTTCTGTCCGATGTTCTCTCATGAAGTAGCCTGTAGCATAGAATACTTATGAAAGCGGTAGCTATCGTTGTTACTCTGCGCGCTGGGCACGACGGACGGTGCTGTGAGCAACACCCTCATGCACGATGGGAACCCCCATGCAATTTGCGGTGCCAAGACGAAAAGCGGGGGCACCTGCAAGAACCCACCGATGCTGGGGAAAAAGCGCTGCCGGATGCACGGTGGCGCTACACCGACTGGCGCGGCGCTGCCGCAGTTCAAGCACGGTCGCTACAGCAGCGTCATGCCGGAGCGCATGCGCGCGCGCTACGCAGAGTCCCTGGCGGATCCGCAACTCGAAGCACTGCGCGGCGACATCGCGCTCGTCGATGCGCGACTGGAAGACGTGCTGGGGCGGGTGGACACCGGCGAGGCGGGCAGCCTCTGGACGGCGCTCTTTAACGCCTGGGAGGATTTCCAGTCAGCGCGGCGGCTTGGAGACGAGGATCGCACTGAGTGGGCGCTGAACGACCTGGAGTCGCTCATCGGGCGCGGTGTTACGGATGCGGCTGCGTGGGCCGAAGTGATGGGGCTGATCGAGCGGCGGCGGAAGCTCGTGGAGTCGGAACTGAAGCGGCTCGAAAAGATGCAGCAGGTCCTGACGATCGAGCAGGCAATGACGCTGGTAGCAGCGGTACAGGAAGCAGTCAGGCGAAACGTCCGTGACCGTGGGATTCTTGCGGCAATCGAAGCCGACCTTAGCCGAATTGTCGGTCAGTCGACTCCTTGACGGGATCGCGCCGGACAAGGACGACGCACCTGACAAGCAGGGATTCGAGGCGTGGGTCAAGAGCCATTGGCCGACCTACGTCTGGAACGCCGCACAGCATCGCGCCATCTTCGAGGCTCTCCGAGGGCTCGACAACGACGACTATGACCAGCTGATGATCTTCATGCCGCCTCGGCACTCCAAGAGCGAGACGGTCACGATCCGCGCCAGCGCCTACAAGGCGATCATGGAAAGCGATCGTTATCGCGAGATCCTCATCGCTGCCTACAACCTGTCACTCGCGACGAAGTTCACACGCGCGATTCGTAACATCTGCTGGCGCGAAGGCGTGCTCGCGCCGGACCAGCGCGCCGCTGGGGAGTTCCGCACGACCGACGGCGTCATTGTTCGAGCTGCTGGCGTCCAGTCGGGTATCGCCGGCAAGGGTGGCGACTGGATTGTCATCGACGATCCGATCCGCAACCGCGAAGACGCCGACTCGTCCGTTATGCGCGAGAAAACCTGGGACTGGTACAACGACGACCTGCTCACGCGGCGCGGGCCAAATGCGAAGCTCGTCCTCATCCAGACACGCTGGCATCTCGATGATCTGGCTGGCAGGATCCTCGACTCCGAAGACGCACCCAACTGGAAGGTGCTGCACCTTCCCGCGATCGCGCTGGACAACGACCCGGCCGGCCGTGAACCGGGCGAGGCGCTCTGGCCGGAGCGGTTTCCTGTCGAACGGCTGCGGCGCACCGAAATCGATAACCCGCGCGGTTTCATGGCGCTGTATCAGGGCATGCCGCAACCGGCCGGCGGCGCGGTCTATCTGGCCGAGTGGTGGAAGGGCAAGAACCGCTACGACCCGACCGAACGCTGGGAACCGGTCGGCAGAGTCATCTTCTGGGACACCGCCGAGGAAGACAGCGATAGCGCCGACTACACAGCCGGCGTTGTGCTGGACCTGATGCCGGACTACACGGTTCGTGTCGTGGACGTCATCCGCAAGCGCGTGCTGTATCCCGATCTGCTCAACCTGATCGTCGAGACAGCAATCAAGCACAACCATGACGGCAAGCTGCAGGTGGTGGACATCGAGTACGCCAGCTCCGGTCGGCAGGCATACCAGACGCTCGATGCACAGGCTCCCGACTGGCTGCAACGCATCCTCTATCGCAAGTCCCCGAAGGGCGCGAAGCCGATGCGCGCTCGCGGCGTCGCCTCATGGTGCAAATACGGGATGGTGAAGCTGCCGTACCCGCATGAGTCGGTGCCGTGGCTACGCGACTTCGAGCGCGAGATCTTCGACTTCCCGACGGCTGCACACGATGACCAGGTCGACGCATTGAGCGGGGCACTCACAGAGCTAGGGCAGGAACTGGAACACGGATTCGAGCAACGCATCAACGAAGGGCAGGTGGTTCTGTGACGTTCTGGACGCGCGTTGTCGGTGCGATGGAAGAGATGCTCGGGAATGATGGGGCACAGTACGATGCTTTGATCGCGTCCGCGCTGGGCCGACAGGGTCCAGCATCGCCGCGTGCACACTACGATCTGCTACGGGCGCTGTACTACAACGACATGGCCACCGATGACGCCGGCGGCGAGCAGGTCACAATCGGCTTGCGCAACCCGACGAAGGCTGTCGTGGAGTTCTATGCCGCGACGATGTGGCCCGGCGCGCTGCCACAGGCGTTGCCGATCGACGTCCCTGAGCATGTGGACAATCCCGACGACCTGATCGCCGCAATCCATCAGATCTGGCAGTGGTCCAACTGGGGTGCGCAGAAGCAGGTGTACGCCCGCAACGACGCGATGCTTGGTGACTCCTTCATCAAGGTCGCGACGCATAGCGACCGGCAGGGCAAGGTCGATCGTGTATTCATGCAACTCATCAAGGCTGATAACGTCACCGACTTCGACGTCGACGAACGCAACTACCTGACGTACATCCGACTGGACGTGCCGAGCGAACGGCGTGAGGCTGACAAGCTCGTTGAGTACATCCACACCGAAGTCTGGGACAAGCGAGCCGGAACCTATCGCGTCTGGGAACACGATCTCGGGCTGGAGCGCGAGATCGTCGATCTGGGCAAGCCAAAGACCGAAAAGGCGATCGAATCGTTCGGCTTCGACTTCATCCCATTCGTCCACGGCAAGCACATCGACCTGGGGAACAAGCGCGGCGATGCACGGATCATCCCGGCTCTGGTGAAGGCCCACGAGGCGAGCCGGATGGCAACGCGACTCCATAACCTGATGTTCCAGTACAACCGCGCCGACCTCGTGCTCTTCTCGAACCTGACTGACGAGAACGGCAAGCCGCTTCGGCCACCGATGCTGAACATCAACAGCGACAATGAAATGACGGTCGGCGGACAGCGCATGTACGCGCTACCGAGCGGCTGGGACATGCGGCCGAGTATCGCGAACCTGCCATACGACGCGCATCGACAGGTGCTGGCTGCACACATCGAGCACCTGCAGACGACCGACCTGCCGGAGTTGGGCTACTACCGAGTCTCTGAGGCGACCGACCTGTCAGGCAAGGCCATTCGGTACATGCTCATTCCGGCAATCGCGAACGCCGAAGAAGCCCGTGGCAACGGTGAGGGCGTATTGGTGCGCGGTCAGCAGATGGCCTGCACGATCGGAGCGCACCACCGCCTGCGAGGGTTCGAGAAGCTCGGACGCTTCGAGGACGGGCAGCTGGATCATTCATTCCGTGAGCGCGAAATCATCCCGCTGTCCGATGAGGAGCGCGCTGAAGTTGACAAGACCCGCGCCGAAGCAGCGATCAAGCGCCAGCAGTACGGCTGGACGAATGAGGCGTTGCTGATCGAGGACGGCATCGCCGAAAAGGACGCTCGCGCGATGCTGGCCGAGTTCGATTCCGGCGAAGCCGCTGGAGAGACGCTCGACAACCCGGCCGACGACGAAGCGCAGCGGTTGCTAGAGCAGGCGCTGCGGAGGGAATAGGGCATGCCGGACGCAATCGAGGTCGCCCAGGAATATCGACGCAAGCTCACGAAGCAGGAAAACACGATTGAGGCGATCGTGCGCCGGCGCTACGCGGCACTGTGGGACGACATAGCCGCTGACGTGGAAGCCGCCATCGCTACGGTGATCGCCTATGCGGGCGATGATGAAGTGTCGCCGGCGTCGGTCACTCGTGACGCCGCGACCCTGGCGATCGGAGAGCGCGTCACACGCGGCGTTGGCGCGATCGTGCAAGAGCTCGGGCCACGGATCCTGCAATTGCAGGCAGTCGGAGCCATTCTCGGCCGCGACGCAACGCTGGCGATGCTGGGGTTGTCAGCCGATTCAGCGATCGACACGGCCGCGCTGGTGGGCTACGTCGGACTGTTACCGGACGGCAGGACTGTTCAGTCACTACTGGGGACACTGGCCAGAGGCGCGCGAGTGCGGACGGTGCTGGGCATCGCGGCTGGCTTCCGTGAAGGGCTGGACCCGTCCGACATCCGGCAGCGCGCGCGCAATGGTCTGGGCGGCAGCATGGCGCGGGCGCTGACGATCAGCCGGTCGGAAGTGAGCCGCGCCTATCGTGGCGGCAGCATGGCGCAGGCTCGCGAGAGTCTCGGGAGAGAGCCGCGCGCTGGCTGGACGTGGACCGCTGAGATCGGCGCAGACCCGCCACCCTGCGTCGTCTGCCTGTCGATGCACGGATCGTGGCACACGCTGGAAGAGTCGCTCGACTCGCACGCCAACTGTCGCTGCGTCCAGGCTTTTGGGATGGAACCACCGAGCGATCAGAAGCCACAGACGGGCGAGGAGTGGTTTGACGAGCAGCCGGAGGACCTGCAGCTGGCGATTCTCGGGCCGAGTGCGCATCGCGAGTGGAAGGCGGGCAAGGTGGCGCTCGCAGATTTTGTGATGGAGACCGACGATCCACGCTGGGGCAGGGGCTTGCGACGGGCACCGCTGGCCGTGGCGACGGGAGAGGCAACGGCGTGAACGACAACGATTTCCAGACGCTGAGGGCTGAGATTGAGCGACAGGCCGAATGGTGGATTGGTTGTCTGGGCTTACGCACATGGGATGTGAACCTGCAATTCGAGCGCGGCTACGAGGATAACGACAAGGGCGGTCGAACCACGGCGACTGTGGACGTCCACCCTGAGTACATGATGTTCGCAATCACGTTCTATTGCGGCGCGCTCTACGACTCCTTCGGTACACCCGTGTGCAGCGTCACAGAACAGCAGCGGATGATCGAGCGAACCATCCTGCACGAGCTGGCACATGTCCTCGTCGCAGAGCTGCGGCCGCTGCCCAACTCCGATCGCGACTGGAGCGAGTGGCTCTTTCACGAAGAGCGCGTCGTGTCGCAGCTGACGAATGCACTGGTGTGGACGGCCGAAGATGCCAGCGACCGGCCGCGCGCACAAGACGTGCTAACGCGAGCGCAATCCGCCGAGGCAGAGCAGGACGAAGACTCTCATGAGAGCGAGGCGGCATGACGCGCCGATATTGCAGTAATGCGCGCGAGTTCCACGGGCAGGCGTACTACCCGCCCGCGATCAGCAGCATTCAGAATGCGATCGATCAGCTGAGAAGGATCGCACCAGAGACGTATCTGGATCGAGCGACAGTAGCGCGTCGCGCGGCCGTGGCGCAGATCGAACTCGGCGAGTGCGAACAGGATCGGTTCACATTGGGTAATGCCACCTACCGTTGTGGTAGATATTGACGAAAGCGGTACGCTCAATCTACAATCGGCGTGAAAGCGCGCCCACGGACTAGCGACAACGACGCTCGCCTGGGCCGTCGTTGTCGGCAGAACTCACGAGAGGTGAGCAGATGCCCTCGGACAACGACAAGGATCCGACGACCGGCAAGACGCCAGCGACGGATGACCCCACGAACCCTGCCGCGAGCAAGACGCCGCCGGCAGACAACCCCAAGGACGCCAAGTCCGACGAGACGCCGGACGACTTCGACAAAGACCGCGCGATGGAGCTCATCAAGAAGTTGCGCGCGACGGAGCGGGAGCACAACGCGCTCCTGAAGAAGATCGAGACGGACGAAGAAGCCAAACTCGCTGAACAGAACCAGTTCAAGGAGCTTGCCGAAAAGCGCAAGGCGGAGCTTGACGAGGCGCAGAAAAAGGCCGATGAGGCCGACCGCTATCGGTCATCCCTGGAGACGTACCTGAAGGCCGAGCGTGAGGGCATTCCTGAGCACATTCTGCCGCTGCTGGACAAGATGGACGTCGTTGACCAGCTCGACTACATCGCCGAGAACCGCGAGACGCTGAAGGGCGAAACAAAGCGCGACGGGGTACCGGCAACGCCGAAGGACAAGAGCAAAGCGCCTGAAAAGGGCGAGGCTGCCAAGCAGTACGTATCGAACCGCTACCGGAGCCTGCGCAAGAGCAAGAGCAGCGACTAGACCGGCAACCGGCGCGGGAACGTTGGAGGGTAACAATGGCCCGGATCGTTTTCAGCAACTACGAACGAAACCTCGCGCCGGCATGGCAGGGCGACTTCTCCGACCGTGAGCATGTGCTGCCCGGCGGTGCGGTGGTCGATGCGTCACTGTTTACGGCGAATGGCGAGGGCAAGAAGTTCATCGCGAGCGGTTCCCTGGTGAGCCGAGCAACGAAGGACGCGAAGTTCGGCCCGTTCAACAAGACGCACGCCGACATCTATCTCGTCCTGCATGACGTCACTGACGCGGCCGTCAACCCCGAGGTCGAGCTGTATCGGCACGGTGGCCTTGTCAAGGTCAACCATCTGCCGGCTGCATCGCAGGCCACGGACCCGCTGGCCGAGATCGTCAAGCGGTACGAGACCGTCTACGGCGCGCAGGCGGCGGAATAAGACGCACCGCCTGCGTATGAGGCGGGGGATGGAGCAACAACATGGCGAAGGACCTGATGTCCCTCGTGCTGGCGATGCGCGAGGCCGGCGACCTGGACTACCTGCTGGCGAATCCGCTGTCGCAGTTCGGTCCGCCGGATCAGCCGTTTCTCGGCGCACGACTCCTGCCGGAGCGCATGGTGCCGGAAAACGCCTATCGCGAGGAGCAGATCCACTATCGCACGGTGATCGCGAACGACGGCTCGCGGTACTCGCCGGCGCAGCGTCTGTCCACTGGCCAGATCGTCGGGGGCTTCCTCGTCGAGCTGGGCAATCAGGACGTCGCGCAGGAGCTTGTGTCGCGTGAACTCGAAGCGATAAACCTGCTGTTGGGTCGCAACGCCGACAAGGAAGCGAACGCTTCTGCGATCCAGTGGTTCGACCGCACGATCGTGCAGGCGCTCGTGACGCTCGAAGAGCGCCAGCGCTGGGAAGCAATCGTCAACGCATCCGTCGTTCGGTTGGGCGACAACGCCTACTCCGAGACGGTGACGTACCCGAATCCGACCGGCCATCGCGCGGCCGTCGGCGGGGACTGGACCGCCACCGACTACGATCCGTTCGATGACATCGACGGCATGGTCACGATGATGCAGGACAAGGGCTATAGCATCTCGTCCATCATCACGCGCCGCGCGGTCGTCTCGATGCTGGTGCGCAACCAGCAGGTCATCCGGCGCGTCGCGAACGTCCGCACGCTGTCCGACGGCGACCTGTTCGGCCGCGTCACGCTGGCCGATATCAACGCCTACCTGATGGGCGACGGTCTGCCGCCGATCACGACCTACGACAACCACTACAACACGCTGACGGGACGGTTTCCGTTCCTGCCAGCAGGGACGATGGTGTTTGCCGCAGCGACTGGACGGACCGAGGAAATCCAGACGGATGACGAGGAGCCGGTGTATCTGCCGGACACGCTCGGCTATACGGCGATCGGCGTGGCAGTCGGCCGTACGGCACCGGGCCGCGCGTATCACCTCGAAGCGTTCGAGAATAAGCCGCCGCGCCTGACGGCCGAAGGCTGGCAGACGAGCCTGCCGGTCATCACCGACCCCGAAGCGCTCGCCGTCCTGACTGGCATCGGCGATCCGGTAGTGCCGGAAGAGCCGGAACCGTAATGAAGACGATAACCGCTGAGCTTGACCGCTCATGGATCGTCTTCGGTGTCGTGTATGGCCCTGGATCCGTGATGCTCCCCATTGAGGCCGCCCGCATTCTCGCGAAGCGCGGCGTGATCGCAGCGGGGAGCCTGCCGAAGCCGGAGTTGGAGTCTCCCGCTCCGCCGGTCGAGGGCACGGCACAGGACGCACCGCCGGCCGGAAACGGCCAGCCCCAGGCGGTCGATGCAACAGCCAACGCAGAGGTCACTCCCCCCACGGCGGAGACCGAAGCCACTGAGGGGCAGGCGACTACCACGGTAGAGCCTGAGACGCCGAGTGCGACGGAAGATCCCGCTGCGACCGACGCGAAGGCGACCACCGGCAAGGCCACGCGGCGCGGGTCTGCCCGCAAGGCCGCAACGCCGGACGAGAAAGGTTAGGCACATGTCAGTGCAGGTGCCGAATTCGATCACCGATGAAGAGCTCGCCCAGTGGATGCTGCGCACTGTTGGCGCACGTATCGCACGCGTGCTCGGGTGGGAGACTTCGGCATCTGTCACGGACATCATCATCGACTCGCTGGTGTCGTACGGCGTCGATACTGTCGAGCAGGTCGATGATGTGCCGCGACTGAAGGCACTGGCGCGCGTCGAGCTCTGGCGCGCGGTGGTGGAGCAGACGAGCGGGGAAACGTATCTGGCGATGCCGGACGGCATCCGTGCCTATGGCCACCAGATCAATCAGCAGGCGGTCCGCGCACTGGCAGCTGCAGAACGCGCTGCGGCCATCTACGGGGAAGCCTATGTCGTAACCCGCGTCACGATCGACGGTCGGCGACGGAGGCGGAATCAGTGGTAAGTCGGCACGACATCGAGCACACGGTCGGCTATGCGCGCGACATGATCGCGGACATGCTGACCGACTCCGCCACGTTCGAGCGCAACCAGCCGGGTGCGGAGCGCGCGCCAGGGCGGCCAGCAGCTGAGAACTGGCAGCCGACGGGGACGCTCAACTGTCGCTTCCCAGTGCCGATCCCAGGATCCGTCCTAGGCTACGTGCCGGGCCAGATGATCGATGTCGTCCAGCGGCGCTACGGGATGCTGGTTGTGCAGAACGCCAACGTGCTCGAAGGTGATCGCGTCGCAACGGTCATCGACCTGACGGGCCGCAAGCTCAACGTTCGACCGATGCGCGTTGATGCCGTGGTACTCCGGTCATCACATGCGCTGGTGATCCTCGAAGAGTACGGGGTGACGTAATGGCAACCGGAGCAACGATGAGCCTCGCCTGGTATGGCGATCAGATCCTGAAGCGGATCGAAACCAACATCATCGTCGCGATGAATGAGACCGTCGAGCAGGCAGCGCTCGGCGCGCAGATTCTGGCACCACGGGACACCGGCTGGCTGGAACAGAACATCGACTGGAAACCAGCGCAGAAGTCCGGCGGTGGCTACGTCGCGACATTCGGTGCCGAGGGAGTTGAGTACGCAATCTATGTCGAGGAGGGCACCTACAAGATGGTGGCCCAGCCCTATCTACGGCCAGCGGCACTGGACGAGTTCCCGCTGTTAGCGTCGAGGATTGCGGGCCTGTAATGAGTGGCATCGTCGTGCCGCCGGACTTCGTCTCGGCCATCGTCGATCACCTGCGGACGATCCCGGAGGTCGTGGCGTGGGCACCGGCAGAGCGCATTGCGACGCATGTGCCAGATCGAGCCGACGTGCCGCAGAACTGGATCGTGGTTGCGGGGAATCAGGGCGGCGGCCAGATCGGGAACGGGCCGTACTCGCAGCCGAATGTGGCTGTCGTGACGTTCGGCACCGATGCCACCGAAGCGAGCATTGGTTCGCGGATCGTTCGGGGAGCGCTGGCACCGGTGGGAAAGTCGCGCCGGATTCACCGGCAGGAATGCGTAATCCCGCAGGTGTGGGTACGCAGCGGACCGATCGCGAGCATGACGCCAACGGGTGCGTTCCCATACGAGTTGACGGTCTACGGACTGGTAGTGCTAGAGGAGCCGGTACCAGCATGACGATGATTCCAGTCCTGTCGCCGGTATTACCGGACAACCCCGACACCTGGCGCACGCTCGATGAGCGCGAGTTGCGCATAGCGACGGAGACCGACGAGAACGGGTTACTGACGCGCCGAGCGATGGCGATGCGACAGCGGATGCTCGATGACCGCTGGTATCTCGTACGCAACGTCTTCAACTGGCAGTCGAGCGCACAGGGAAGACAGGGGGCGGTCGAGTCGTACTTCACGATCGCTGGCATCGAACGGCCGCACCGTGGCATCTGGGGCGTGTATGCGGCGCTGGAAAGCATCACGCAGGACAGCGAGCTGGCGCGAACGCTGACGATGAACGCGCAGCAGATCGGGGCGATCGAGCCGATCACGACCGAAAAGGCGCGCGAGCTATACGACCGGATCCGGGCGCGGGTAGGGCCACACGCAAACATCGGCCCGCGTCCAGGTGACACCACACCTCGAAAGGGGGTGATGCGCAGGTGAAGAAGTTGATGTACCGCCTGTACAAATGGATCGGAGGGAAACCGCGCGTCGATTTGCTGCAGGGCACGAACAGCGCTACTCCGATCCGGCGCGGTGAGGCAATTCATCTCACCGAAGCGCAGGCGCAGCAGCTGATGCGCTCGGGCTTCGTGCTCGAAGAGGTGGCTGAAAAGTCGCCGGTATCGAAGACGCCAGCGAAGACGCAGGCAAAGGCAACGGCGCGCGGCACGTCGTCGCGGCGCAGTCGCGCGACGAAGCCGAAGCCGGCGGAAACGCCGCCAGCGGAGACATCTGGTAGCGAGGCTGCCGAGGGCGCAGCCGAGTAAGCCGGCCCGGCCGGTAAGTATGGAGGGCAGTTCACATGGCTAATGACGCTTCTGCGGTGCTGTTTGGCGAGGCGAACCTGTTTGTCACGCCGTACGACGCTGAAAACGACTTCCCGGTCGACACCGTCGGTGCTGGCGACTTTGGGAAGGACTGGGGGAAGGCCGCCGGACAGGAAGGGGATTGGCTCGGGCTGGGCTATACCCAGGACGGCATTAACTTCAACATGTCCGTCGAGCGCGGAGAGATCGTGTCCGATCAAGTGCTGGACCCGCTGTTCCGCCCGATCACGGGCCGCACCATCACCCTCGGGTCGAACCTGATCGAGTTCACTCCGGGCAACCTGAAGCTTGGACTCGGACAGGGCGTCGTCACGACTGTCGCCGCTGGTGAGGGCACGCGCGGCTACGATCAGTACGCCGTCACGGGCAGCGTGGTCGATAGCTACAACACGTGGGGCATCGACGCGCAGCAGCCGTCCGATGGCGAGCCGTTCCGTCTCGTGGCATGGAAGGGCCTGGCAACCGGTGGGTTGCAGTCCAACCTCGGCCAGCGGGCGACGGCCGCGCAGATTCCGGTCGAAGTGACGGTGCTGCCGGATGACTCCGTTACGCCGGCGCGGATCCTCGCGATGCGCAAGTACTCTCCGGCACTGCCGGCAGCCTAATCCCGACACCATGTAATGAAGGCGCTCCGTTTACGGATACGTAGATGGAGCGCCAACTAGCAAACTGATAGGTAAAAGGGGCAACCATCACATGTCACAAAAGCCGATTCTGACACTCGATACCGCAGTACCGGACCGTCTACCGGTCGCGATCAACGTCGATGGCGAACGGCAGATCTTCTTCCTGCGTGACACCGGCGAGTATTCCGCCCGCGAGCGCAAGACACTCGCGTCGCTGTTCGTCGGCATTGCCGAGTTCGAGCGCGCCGATGAGGACACGCTGACCGAAGACGACGAGCTTATCTACGTCGCTGCTCTCAAGCAGATCATGCGCATCACGATGCCGGACGTGCCGGACGAGATCGTCAACAAACTCGGCATTCTGGAACACGGCCGACTCTGCGCGTTGGTCATCTCACGTTTCACGAGGGAGACGACGGAGGAGAAGGAGACGCCGGCACCGGCCCCGGTGGCTCTGCCGACGGCTCCGGTGAAGCTGCGCAAGCTGCGCGACCAGCTAGCCTCGGCGAAGCTCTCGCACGAATAGTCCGCTTTTACGGCGGCCTGCCGTCCGAGTGGCTCAACGAGCCGGAGATTCTGCTGTACGAGATGGTGCAGCAGATACCGAGGCTCCAGGCCGAAGAACTGATGCTGCAGATGCAGGTGCAGCGCATTTCGACGGGGGCAGGGAGTCTCGCGTCACTGAGCAAGAGCGGCGCAAAGGCCGCGATCGAAGCGTTTAACCGGCTGATTTCCGATCTGCGCCAACAGGTGCAGGACAGGTCGATCGACAACCTCGGAGTAGTCACCGAGGCATGGAGAGGAAGGGAGGTGCTTTCGGGCGCAGACCAGCTTGCTAGCTGGTTCTGGCGCAACGGCGAGGTGCAGTTGTGAGCATCGGGGGATACGGCGACCTGTTGGGTGAAGCCGTACTCGAACTTCGCGTAGACGACGCCGATTTACGGTCCGGCATATCCAACGCGAAGCGGGAGACCGAGGGCCTTCGCGGTTCCTTCGATATGGTCGGGCAGTCCCTGACCGCAACCGGTCGCGGCATGACGGTGATGACCGCCGGCGTGATCGCGGCCGGTGTTGCTGCCGCCAAGACCGGCATTGATTACGAATCCGCCTTCGCTGGCGTCAGGAAGACGGTCAACGCGACCGAGGCTGAGTTCGGCGTTCTCTCGCAGGGCATCCGCGAGATGGCGCTGGAAGTCCCGGCCTCGGCAACCGCGATCGCTGGCGTTGCAGAAGCCGCCGGCCAGCTGGGCATCGAAACTCCCAACATCCTCGGCTTCACCCGCACGATGGTGGACCTGGGTGTCTCCACCAACATGACCGCCGACCAGGCGGCCACCTCGCTCGCCCGTCTCGCCAACATCACCCAGATGCCGCAGACGGAATTCGGCCGGCTGGGTAGCACCGTGGTCGCCTTGGGCAACAACTTCGCCACAACCGAGGCGGAGATCGTCGAGATGGGCTTGCGGATCGCTGGTGCAGGCCACACGGTCGGCATGACTGAGCCGCAGATTCTCGGCTTCGCAACGGCACTCTCCAGCGTCGGCATTGAGGCGCAGGCCGGCGGTTCGGCGATCAGTCGCGTCATGATCCAGATGGCCTCGGACGTCCAGTCGGGCGGCAAGAATCTGGAGCTCTTCGCCTCGACGGCCGGCATGACTACCGATGAGTTCCGTCGTGCGTTCCAGGAGGATGCCTCTGGCGCGATTATCGCGTTCATTGAGGGCCTGGGCGGCATCCAGTCGGCCGGCGGCGACGTCTTCGGTGTACTGGAAGAACTGGGCCTGTCCGAGATCCGTGTCCGTGACGCGCTGCTGCGTGCCGCTGGCGCTGGTGATCTCTTCCGCAATGCGATCGAACTGGGCAGCGATGCCTGGGTAGAGAACACCGCGCTCACCAACGAAGCCGCACAGCGCTACGCCACAACGGCCAGCCAGCTCACGATCCTCAAGAACCACGTGATCGAGGTCGGCATCGCATTCTCGGCGATGTTGCTACCGGCGCTTCAGCAGGGCGCGGCAGTGCTGTCCGACGTCGCGTCCTTCATCAGCGGCACACTCGTGCCTGCGTTCGGCCGCCTGCCAGAGCCAATGAAGACGTTCACCCTGACGTTGGTAGGGCTCGTCGCGGTCGCAGGGCCAGTGGTGCTGATCTTTGGCGCGCTGGCATCGGCGCTGGCGGCCGTCTCGACGCCGGTGCTGCTTGTCGTCGCGGCTGGCGCTCTCCTCGTCGCTGCGATGGTCGCGATCGAGCAGCATACCGGCGCGCTTTCAACCGGCTGGGCCGCGCTGGTCGATGCGTTCCACACTGGCGTTGACGTCGTGCGCGACGTTGTCGAGTGGTTCCAACAGATTCCCGACACGATCAAGAAGGTCGTTGAGACCATCGCCGTCGGCGGTTCAGCGATCGGCAAGCTGCTACGTGGCGACGTTATCGGCGCATACGACGACGCCAAGAAGGCCGTCAACATCTGGCGCGAAGAGTCGTCGCGCGATATGCAGGCCGTTGCGGGCGCAATGGGCGAGGCAGGAAAGGCCGCGCGGGAATTCGCCTCAGATACGACGGGTTCCTCAGCTGAAATGGCAGCCGCCTACACGGCGTATCGCCAACAGGTCGAAACCGAGTTCGCGGCGGTACAGGAAGCGCGCGCCAAGGACAAGCAGGACTTCCAGGAGTGGCTGGCCAGCCAGAAAGATGGCGTTGAACGGCAGGCTGAGGCGACCGTCGTCTGGAATGCCTCGGACCGCTCCATTCTGCTAAGCAAGGAAAAGTTCTCGGCGGCGATGGAGGATGTGCTGGAACAGGCCAGCGCAGACCTCGGCACCAAGATCACCCAGATGGACCTCGAACGCGGGTTCGTCGAGATCTGGGATCCTGAACTTGGAGCGCGCGTCGTCAATCTGCAGCAGTACGTCGACCTGGTTGGGCAGGTTGCCGAAGGCACGGCCGTCGCAGGCGATAGCGCTGCGGCAGCCGCTAGCGACTTCTCCGACCTCGGCGACGGTCTGCATTACACGCAGTCCGAAGTCGATGAGATGGTCGGCCGGGTTGATGGCCTGACGTCCGGGATCGTCGGCATGGGTGAGAACGCCGTCGGCGCGTTCGATGCGATCGGTCTGGCGGTCGAGACCGGCACGCTCACGGCCGGGCAGGCGATCGACGCCTTTGTTGCCAACGGTAAGGTGTCCTACCGCGAGTTCAGCGCCGCTGGGCAGGCCGAGCTACAGAAGCTCAACGATGCCCTGATTAAGGCGCTGGCCGAAGGCGACTTTGAAGCCGCCGACGCGCTGCGATCCCGCATCGATGCGATCACCGAAATCATGGGGGTCGCAGGCGAGCGGGCGATCCAGTTCGGTACCCAGATGAACCGCGTCGGGGAGGCGTACGCCGCGATCCTCGAACCGGCACAGCAGGCGTCACAGAACCTCTCGGAGTGGGAAGGCCGCGCCAAGCTTGCCGAGCAGGCGGGGAGCATCCTCGATCAGCAACTGGCCGCTGGCACGATCACCCAGGAGCAGTACAACGAGCAGAAGGAGCGCCTGAACTGGCTCTCGGAGCGGTCCAAGGGCGCGGTGCTGGACGAAGGCGACGCGATTGTCGATGCGGGGCTGAAGACCGCAGAGTACACCGAAAAGCTCGATCAGCTCAACAGCCAGTACGAAGACAAAAATTCCACCGAATACCGCATGGCGCTCGCTGCTCTGACGGCGCAGTACGACCCTGCCAGTGCCGCCGGCCTGACGATGACCGAATCCCTCGGGCAGCTTGCCACGGCGATGGATACGACGATCGAGAAGATCGTCAACCTATTGGTGCAGCTCGGGGTTTTCGACGAGACGCAGGCTGAAGCGATCCTGGGGGTTGACACCAGCAATGCTGAGCAGGGCGCAGAGGATGCCACGACTGCCGCTGAGGACTTCGCCGCTGGGGATTACATGGCGGCGTTCGAGGGCGACGACACTCATGCGATCGAGAAGGCGCACAACGCTAGCGATGCGGGTCGGACGTTCGCGGACGGCGACTACACTGCGACCCTGAAGGCGGAGAATGAGCCGGCAGTAACGCCAACTGAATATGCCAGGGGCCGGGCCACTGGATTTGCGGAAGGCGACTATACCGCGACCCTAACGGTCATAAGCGACGATGCTGTCACCCCGACCGAATATGCGAAGGGTCGAGTTGAAGGTTTCGCTGAAGGCGATTACACCGCGACCCTGAAGGCCGACAACGAACCGGCCGTGACTCCGACCGAGTATGCACGGGGCCGCGCCACCGGCTTTGCCGAGGGCGATTACACCGCAACGCTCAACACCGACAACTCCAACGCCATAGCGGGCATTGACGAGGTTGAATCGCGCCTGTCAGGCGTTACTCGCTCGTTCACCATCTACGCTCAGCTGGACTACACGGCCGTCACGGCCGGCCTGATCCACGTCGAGGGCCTGCTGCCGCACTCGCCGGCCAAATGGGGGCCGCTAGCCTTCACTCCCGACTGGTCCTACATCACCGCTGGATTCGCAGCGGACACCCTGCCGGCCGTCGAGAGCGGCGTTGGCGCACTCTCCAACACGTTCCACGGCCAGCGGCGCAATTGGTGGCAGTACGGCCGCGATCTCGGCGAACAGTACGCCGGCGGCATCACCGACTCGACGCCTGAGATCGTGGACGCGGCAACCGACGCCAGCGAGGCGGCGTCTGACGGCGTCGTTACCGGCATTGTCGAGTCGCGGCAGTTCCAGGGCGAATCGTTCCTGCGCGAGCTGAACGAATTCTCGAAGTTCGTGATCGGCATGGTCGCCGACACTGCCGACGAATTTGAGGACGGGCTACTCGACGCCGCTTCTGCTTACATGGACGCCGCCAAGAAGGCGTACGACCTGATGGAGCAGGGGCTAGGGCTGCTGGCGAAGCTCGATGCCAGCAACGCCAACCTGCAGCGCGCCAAGCAGGCTGCCACCGACGTCAAGTTCCTGAGCGAGCACATCGTCATTTCGATCGGCGATTCGGTCGCGCTCATCGACGCGACCCGACCGGAGGGCTTTGTCACCCGCGCCGGCGAGTACGCCGATGCTGCTGAGTCCGGCCTGAAGCTGATGGAACAGGGCGCGGACCTGCTCGCCACGCTCAGCGATCTGACGGCCGATCTGGGCCGCGCGCAGCAGGCCGCGTCCGACATCAAGTTCCTGACCGAACACATCATGTTCTCGATCGGCGACAGCGCGCTCTACATGGATGCCGAGCGCGACGATTCGTTCGTCGCGTCCGCAGAGTCGTACGCCGATTCTTCCACCTCGGGCCTTGACCTGATGGAGCAGGGGGCGGCCGTCCTGTCGGAACTGGCGAACCTGTCCGGCTCGCTCGTTCGGGCGAAGGACGGCGCGACGCAGATCAAGTTCCTCACTGAACACATCATGCTGTCGATCGGCGATAGTGCCGACTACATCACCGCAACTCGTGGCGGCGGTTTCATCGAACGCGCCGGATCCTACGCCGAGACGGCCGTCGCCGGCATGGAACTGATGACGTCGGCCGGGGAGGCGCTGGCATCGCTCGCAAGCCTGGTCGATGCCGACTTCACAGCAGCGACAGAAGCCGCAACCCAGGTCAAGTTCCTGACGGAGCATATCGTCGCCTCGTTGGGCGATTCAGCCATGCTCTTCACGACCGAAGGTCTCGCCCACATTGAGGAGTATCTGACGACCGCGCAGAGCGGCTATCAGCTCATGGGCGATGCGCTGCCGGCGATTCAGGCGCTGCTGACCTTCTCCGGCATGGACGTCACAGACGCCGATCTGCGCTCCGCGTCCGACCGGATAGTCGCGCTGACCGAGTACATCGTCTCGGCGCTCCAGCGGTCGTCCAGCAACTTCCAGACGAACGGTCTGGCGGCCGTCACGGACTACTCCACTGCCGCCACCGATGGACTGGGCGTCATGGGGCAGGCCGGCGATGCGCTCGAAGCCATCCTGCTGTTCGGCACGATCCACACCTCTGGACGCGACCTCGCAGCAACGTCGCAGGCGATGGTCGACTTGATCGAGCTGGTCATTCGGCAGTTGGAACTCGTCGCTGTCACCTGGGATACGAAGGGCCTCGATGCCGTCTCGGCGTTCTCCACCAGCGCCAACGATGGCCTGTCCGTCATGAAGGCGACTGGTGAGGCGCTCGCAGCAATTCTCATGTTCGGCGATATGGAGCCGACGACCCGCGAGAACCTGCGGCAACTCGCCTGGGAAATGACCGGCGTCACCGACTACATCCTCGACATGATCCGGCAGATCGCCACGAAGTACGACGCCGACGCGCTGGCCTATCTGCAGACGTTCTCCGATGTCGCCAGCGACATGCTCGGCATCGTCAAGGGCAGCGCCGACGCCTTCAAGGCGATGGTCGATCACGCCAGGGTCACGCAGAAGCACGCAGACGATTTCCTCGCCTCGTGGGAGATCGTCATCCAGCTCGTCCAGGACGTGGCCTATCTGGCCAGCACGCAGGGTGTCCAGGAGGCGCTGCGGTTCCTCGGCGCGGTGCAGGAAATCGCCTCACTCATTCAGGCCGCCAACGCGACGATCGAATCTGTCCAGCCAGCCGCACTACCGAGCGTTCCGAGCGGTGCAACCGGAACGACGACCGCACCGAAGACCGGCGCGGTCGAATCGGCCGGCGGAAAGACCGACACGTCGACCGGTCTGGTTGGAGTGCCGAAGGCGATGGACGAACCGGCCAGTACGCCGAAGTGGAATCCCGACCCGGTCGGAAATGACGACACGATCACCCGTGCCGCGAAGGGGATCGAGTTGCCGAAGCTCGCGATCGGCGGTGTCGTCACACGCGAACTCGACGCCACGATCGCAGAGAGCGGAGCCGAGGCGGTCATCCCGCTCGAATCGCACGGTGCGGCGCTCGTCGCAGCGGCACTGGTGGATCGGATGCGACAGTCGCCGGAGTGGGCGCGCATCAGCGCTCTCGACGTCGGGCCGCTCACGATGCAGGCAATGGAAGCCGGCCAGATCGGCGACGACATTGACGTCACGATCAACGGCCCGGTGACGATCAACGCTCGCGACCGCGAAGACGCTGAACGGTCTCTCGCAGACATCGGTTGGGGCGTCCGCTCCGCCAAGCGCAGGAAGGGGATGCCATGAGTCTGGGGCGTCAGTGGATTGAGGGCTTTAGCCGGTTGGATGGCACCGACCTGTTGAGTTTCGCGCGACTCGAACACGAATGGTCGTCGTCGCAGGAACTGATTGTCCCGATCCGGTCGGTCGTGGGTGCGAGCTACGGCATCAACGTGCTGGGCGGTGGTCCAGCAATGAAGCGGCCAGGACAGGAGCGCGGGCGGTTTCTGTTGGGTGGTAGTGCGGTCGAAACGGTCGATCAGGAAGAGCAGTCACTGAAGCGTGCGCTGCGACAGTACGGTATTGGCCGGCTCTGGAAGGTCATGGGGCGCATCGGAGACGAGGATCCGGTGCGACGCTGGGCGCGAGCGCAAGCGGTCTCAATGCCGAGCATGAATCTCACAGTGACGGATCGGCAGTTCATTGGCGTTGTCGTTGATTTTGTGCGGCTGTCTGACTGGCATGCCGAAGACATCACGACGGCGAGCCTGGGGGTCGGAACGAACACGGCCACGCTGGAGGTCGTCAACACTGGCGACGCCAACGCTGGCGAGGTGATTGTCGAGGTCGAGTCGTTAGCCGTCGGCGGCTTTCAGAACATCGAGATTCGCAACGCGACGACGGCCGAATCCATTGCTGTCGCAATGACGGCCGGGGCAGGGGACATTCTCCGAATCGACCCACAGCGGGCCGCAATTGAGGTCTCTACGGACGGTGGGACAACGTGGGCGAGCGCCTTTGAGGGTGTGACTTTGGGGTCAACGCAGACTGGTTTACTGACCATTGTGCCGGGCAGCAATTTCCTCGAAATCTCGTCTGCGGGATCGCCAGATATGCAGGTGGATGTGCGGTTCTATGCCGCATACGAGTAGTGAAAGGGTCAGATCGTGCCCAAGAGCGGGTCACAGCTTGGATGCGAGATCACTGCCACGAGCCTTCCGGCTGTAATGGCGCTGATAGCACGTCCGGCACATGCCCTTCGCAAGGAACGGGATCGTCGATGTGCCGCACTCGACGCAAGCGTCATGATGTCGCGACCATCGACCTTGCCGGCCACTGTGAAGACTCTGATGAGTACTTGCGTCGAGAAGGATCAGGTTCTCAATCCGGTTGTCGGTCTTGTCGCCATTGACGTGATGGACGTGTTCGCGCGATTCCAACGGCCTTCCCAGATGATGTTCCATCACAATCCGATGTTCCAGCACCTGCCCTCGTCCGCGAATAGTTCGATAGACATACCCGTTGACGCCGATGTAATTGGCCGTGGCGCTCCCTGCATCAGCGCAGGGGCGCGAGCAGAATCGACGCCCGCGCTCGGCAACCGACGCCGGCACAGTGAATTCCTCACCGCATTGATCACAAACCAGCGTCACAGCATTGCGGCGACGTCCACGAGTCATTTCCCCGACCGCTTTTGCGCGGCACTTCGCGGAACAGTATCGAGCCTTGCCCTGCCGAATATGCGCAGGCCACGCGAGAAACGCGCTACCGCATCGTTCACAGACTCGTTCAACACGCGCTCCGTTGGCTGTCATGGCATTGCCTCCTAGTGATGCCTAAGTATTGTACGTGAGAGGACAATCCCTTGCCCAAGAGTACTTGGCTCTGCAATAAAATACTTGACCATAATACCGGTCGGGCTGCTTTCGCTATGCCAACGGCGGTGTACGCCGCGCTGTGCAAGGTCGCACCGTCGAAGGGGTCGACAGGATCGACCATACAGGAGGTCGCGTACACGGGCTATGCGCGCGTGCAGGTCCCGGCCGCGAGCCTCAACGCCGCGTCCGGCGGCGCGATGACGAACTCGGCTGACATCGAATGGCCGGAGGTGTTGGGCGGCTCAGACACGGCCGTCGCAGTCGCGCTCGTCAATGCGCCGTCTGGCGGCGACATGCTCTATTACGACGCGGACGTCGGATCCGTGGCGGTGAGTACCTCCCAGACACCGCCGGTTATTCGGGCTGGCGCACTGACCCTCACCGAGGACTAGTAGCACGCAGGAGCGGGGCGCTGGTTCTCCGCTACTGACACGATAAGGCCGGTAGGCAGGACAACGTGGCCCAGATTGTCGTTTCCATTGGAGCGAGCGCTGACGATGGATACTGGCGTCCGTCGTCGACGTTCAATAACAACAACACAACCCGTGTGTACATCGGGGGCGCGAGCAACAGCGGCTTCTGGCGTTTCACTGGCCTGTCTGCACTCCACGGCGTCACGATCACCAGTGCGAAACTCACGTTCGTCGCATCGGGCGACAGCTCGGACACGAGCGGTACCTATACAATCCGTGCGCGTGCCGTTGATAACGGGGCGGCACCTACCAGTTACAACAGCGTTGTCGTTGCCGCTCGTATAGCCGAGACGGTGACATGGAACCAGTCCGGCACGTGGTCCGAGGGCGCGACGTACAATACCCCTGATCTGACGGCGCTATTTCAGTCGCTCTCGGATTCAGGGTATCTCGCGTCTGGCGTTGCAACCATTTACGTGCAGGTCGCGAGCTCCGGGCAGGCTCAGCGTGAGATCGCGCCATACGGCCATAGCACCTATGCGCCAGCGAAGCTCACGATTGACTACACGCCCAACACAAACCCGACGTTCACTGTCCAGCCCAGCGTCAACCACGGCTCCGGCTACTCGCACATCGGCCCGAACAACGCCAACGCGACGGTCTCATTTACGACCACCGACGCCGAGCAATCAACGCTCAACTACACGGTCAAAAAGGGCGCGGCAACGGTCAAGTCGGGCAGCGTCCAGACGGGCGCGCGCTCGATCACGATTGCCTACAACGACGCGAACCTGACCGACGGTGCCAACAGCCTCGTGCTGGAAGTGGACGACGGCGAGGGCGGCAGCGCCACGTCGAATGCGTTCACGGTCTACCGCGACACAACCGCGCCCACGAACGCGACCAGTATCAGCCACTCGCCAAACCCAGTTCCGACATCGAAGCAGTACGCGCTGACGTTCACTGCCAACGACGCCACATCAACCGGCGCGAGCCAGATGCGGTACGAAATCTGGACCGGGGCGGGTGGAACCGGCACGAAACTGATCGGGCCGATCAGCTGCACCAGCGGCACGCCTATATCGACGTCCCTGCTGACCGATAGCGGACTCGTCAACGGCAACAACACACGCTACATCCGCACGCGCGACGGCGCGGGCAACTGGTCCGACTCAGCCGCAACGATCACCGCGCTGCTCAAGGTGCCGCAGGAGATCACGGCAGCGATTGCGGGTGCGGCCACAATGCAAGCGGCCGTCACGGTCTCGCAGTCGATCCAGGCCGAGATGGCCGGAGCCGGCGCGCTCGATGCCCAGGTGATGGCAGCCGCGCTCATCTCAGCCAATATCGAAGGCTGGGCAATGGTCGAAGCGCGACCGTCCGCACCAGCTGGCATCACCGCGCACCTCTACGGCAGTGGGTGGATGAGTGTTCGCCTGCTCCCGGCCGCGTACATCGACGCTCAGATGCTCGGCTGGGCAACCGTCAACGCGCTCTTGCAGGTGCGCCGCCTGATCGACGTTGAGATCGCGGGCAGATCAACCTTCCACTCCGGCCTGACTGTTCCGGCAGGCTTCACATCCCACATGGCCGGTTCGTCCAGCGTGGATGCCAGGCTGGCTGTCATTCCATATATCGAAGCAACGATGGCCGGATCCGCTACCGTCGAGGCGACGGTCTCATTCCGCGCTGACATTACGGCGCACATGGCCGGACGCGGGGCCATGCAAGCAGCGTTGATGGAGTACGCCACCGTCGATGGGACTGGTCTGCGCGCTGACCTGTTCGGCATCGACGGTCAGCCGCTCGCGTCTGGGCCGCTGCTGACGATTCTGGGCGGCAAGTATGATGCCGGCCTTGATGAGGTTGGCCAGTTCGAGCTGAGCGTTCCGGTCGCAGACCCGGCCGTCGCTGGCGTGCGCGATGGCGTGCGACTCCGGCTTTATCGCGCCGGCGAGGGTCTCGTCTTCCGTGGCGTCGTTGGTCCATCGGACATCCAGATCACGCCGGATAACGCAGCCATCATGACGATCCATGGCGACTCGCTCGCGCGCGAGTTGGTGTGGGACAACACCATGATCGGCACGACCTATG